ACTACAACGGCGAGAAAATGACGCAGGAGATCAAGACGGCGAAGGCGCTGGGCCACGACGGGATCTTCTTCCCGAAGATCACGACGCCGGGCGAGACGAACACCATCGCCGTGTTCAAGCCGACCCAGATCAAGAGCGCCATCGGCAACCGCGGGACGTTCGACCCGAAGAACCCGCACTTCGGCATGGGCGCGCGCCGCTCGTACCTCCTCGAGCCATCCCAGCAACTCGACGCGGTCCTGCGCGGCCGCAGGGACTCCACCCCCCCAGACGACTCGGGCTGGCGTCGTACTCGCGCCGAACGCGAGGCCCAGGGCGACGGCGACGGTACCCCAGACCCCGGCGACGGCCAGTTCCACACCGACCACGAGGAGGCCAAGCGGGTCGCCGCGATTCTGGCGACGCTCCTCGCGATGGCCGCCCGCAACGAGGCCATGAGCGCTGCCGAGCGCCTCGCCCTGGGGATCGACGCCTCGACCGTCGAGGAGATCGCCGTGCGCGTTGGCCGCGAGAGGGCCGCCGAACTCATGGGCCTCACGGTCGCAGCCGACGGCTCGTTCGTCGTGGACCCGACAGCCGAGAAGGCGATCACGGTCACGACCGAAAAACAGGTCAACCAGGTGGTGGACGACGCCCTGGCGGCTCAGGCGCGGCCAGTCGCCGTTCCGGACGGCGCGACCGCAGACGAGGTCGACACCTCGCCCTCCTGGGCGTCGCTCTTCGCCCGCCTCATGGGCCTCTACGCCTTCGCCTCCTACCGGCCGGACGTCGTGGCCGATACCGAGACGGACGAGATGGGCACGACCGTTCAGCTCCTCGCCTGGCAGGACGCCGGCGTCGAGGAGGTCGACGTGTCGGACGGCGAGCTCTGGGACGAGCCCTGCATCGAGGCGAACGGCCAGCGGTGGACGATCGAGCAGGCGCTCGACAACCCGAAGGAGCATCCCTACTGCCAGCGGACGTTCACGCCGGTCACGCCCCTGGATGACGCGCTGGGCGGCGTCGGGGACTTCCTGAACCAGCCGGTCGGGGCGAAGCTCGCGCTCGTGCCCGAGGCGCTCGGAGAGTGGGATCCAGACCTGCACCCGCGCGACGAGGGCGGAGAGTTCACCGAATCGGGCGGCGGTGGCGGGGCCGGCGGAGTGCTGCCGGCAGATAGCTGGCCGACCGCCACCGCGCACCCGGACTACCTCTACCACGCGACGAACCGCGAGAACCTCGCGGACATCCAGGACGAGGGGAAGCTGAAGCTCTTCGGGCCGAGTCACGGGACGCCGGACCAGAACGCGTGGCCCGACCGCGGTGTCGAGCGCCGGGCGTACTTCGCCCAGTCACCGCACGCCGCGCAGTCGTTCGCGCCGGCGGAAGGGAAGTCGGCGCTCCTGCGCGTGCGGCGCGATTCGCACGAGTTCCGGGCGGAGGGGACGGGCGACTTCTACACGCGCAAGGCCGTCCCGACCTCCCGGCTCGAGTACCTCAGCGTCGGCGGCACGTGGCACCCCGTGGCGGGCTCCGGCTCGAAGCTGGCGGCGGAGCGGCAGCGCCTCTACGACGAGTCGGAGTCCCGCGACGAACTGGGCCGCTGGAGCGCCGGCGGCGTCGTGGCCAGGGCCGACGAACGCTACCCGAAGGCCGGCGGCGTCGTGGACGGGCGCGAGGTCCTCGAGTACACGCCGAACCTGGAGTCGATCGGCGCCAGCTTCTCGGCTGGCGAGCATACGGTCCTCCCCGGCGTGCGGGAGGTTCCGGTCGCCGCGTTCGAGTCGCTCAAGCCGCACGACATGTTCTACGCGGCGAGCGACCACGAGCGGGTCGATCGTCTGGCCGAGGCGATCAAGGCGAGCGGACAGATCGCCCCGCTCATCGTCGCCCACGACGAGAAGGGGCCGTACATCCTCGAGGGCGCGCACCGGGCGGCCGCGCTGCAGAAGATCGGGGCGAAGTCGTTCCCGGCGGTCGTCGTGGTGGAGCACCCGGCGACGACGCAGAAGCTCTACGCGGAGGACCAGCCCAGGGATGAGGGCGGCCGCTGGACAGGCGGCGGCGTCTCGTCAGCGATCGAAGGCATCAAGACGGCCACCGCCGCAGACGTTGCGGCGGGCAAGGTTCCGAACGTCTCGATGGGCGATCCCACGAAGGTCGGCCCGATGGTTCTCGCCCAGTATCAGGGCGAGGGCCAGGTCCACGTCTTTCCCGACTTCTTCGACCAGAGCGAGTTCGGGCGCGCCGTCACGCTGGCGCATGAGTTCGGCCACGAGGTCGCGCAGCGGTCCGCCAGCACGCAGGGGTGGGTGGAGCCGCTACGGCCCTTCCGCACGAACCCCGACAACCCGTGGAACTACGACAACTTCGCCGGCATGTCCTCGCGCCCGGAGGAGATGCTGGCGGACATCTACGCGGAGCTCTACCACTCGAAGACGCAGCCGTGGGAGGAGGAGGGCGGCCGGTACGCGAAGGCGTTCGGGCACGTTCTGGACGTCGCGTCGAAGGCAGGGCTCCCGCTGCCGCGCTGGTACAAGGGCGGCGCGCAGAAGCTCGAGGCCGAGTGGGACGAGTCGCTGCACCCTCGAGACGATGCGGGCAAGTTCGCGGACGCGGCGGGAGGCGGCCCGACCAGCGCGGGGACGCGGTCCCTCGCAATCTCTCGTGTCTCCCCAGGCTACGAGCCGGACCGAAACGAATTCAAGGCCGACGTTCGCGCCCGCCTCGAGGCAGCTGGCCTACCTCCGGCGAGGGCTAAATTCGCGCTCGAGGAGGTGGACCGGTACACCGCATACGGCGCGTTCAGAATGAACGAACTTCTCCGCGGCGCAGATTCTGTACCGCAAGGTGCGGAGGGCGTGCTGCGTGACAAGACCGCGGCAATTCTGGATTTCATGGACCACACTGCAGCCGAGCCTGGGACCACATATCGTGGAGTCGTCATGCCGGCCGCGGATCTCGCTCGGCAGCTCGCGTCTGGAGAATTACGCTCGCCAGCGTTTATGTCGACGACGAGAGACGAACAGTTCACCGACCGCTGGCTTGTGCAGCTGCGGGAACAACAGAAGAACAACCCGGACACGCCAGTCAAAGGGGACACGGAGGTGGTCTACGAAATCGCTGGGCGCAACGGCGTTCCGTTCGTAGAGACCCAGGCCGGATGGGGCCAGAAGGAGATCACCTATCGGCCCGGCACCTCGTTCAAGATTCGCAGCTCACGTCAGGACAGCAGCGGTCGGTGGCACGTTCAGATTGAGGAAAAGCCGTGATTCATCCGGAGAAGCTCCTCGATTTCGTGTCCAATCCGTTCGAGGTCGTAGATACGTCGCAGCAGCAGCTCTACTCGGAGGACCAGCCGCGCGACGAGGCGGGGAAGTGGACCGACGGCGGCGGCGCCTCGACCTACGCCACGAATCCGCGCGTCTTCAACCGGCCCGAGCAGATCCAGCCGTTCACCTCATGGGGCGAGACGAAGTTCGGCTGGGTCGATGAGAAGGGCGAACAGACCGGGCGGCTCCTCACCGGCAAGGTGGTCGACCCCGCCACGCTCCCGCAGTACCTCTACCACGTCACGACGAACGCGCCGGCGGTCGAGTCCTCTGGCGTGCTCCTGGGCCAGCTCAACCAAGCGGGCGGCCTCGGCGGCGGGCAAGCGGAGGGCGTCTCGTTCACGCTCTCCCCGGTAGACGCGCGCGTCATCCAGCGCGACCTCACGCGCGGCGTTCAGATCGCCCGCGGCGAGGGCATCGACGCCGGGATGTTCGCCAAGTGGGCCGCTGAGGACGAGAAAGAGGCGCACGTTCCGCCGGGCACGCTCAACGGCGCCGTCGAGCAGGCGATGAGGCAGTGGAACGGGAACCTCTTTACCCTCGACCGGCCCGACTACGACACCGGCCTCCCGAAAACGCCCGAGCAGCGCGACAAGACGCTCCGGAGCCTCGCGCACGACGCGTTCAACGCGTACCTCTGGGGCAGGCAGAGTGCGGGCCGTGATGTCGGGCTCCTCAAGAACCCCGTCCTCGCCGGCCAGCGCGAGGCGCTCGCGAAGATCGACCCCAAGAACATCCGGATCCTGCGCGTGCCGTCCGCGAACATTCCGAAGGGCGCGCTCATCACGACCGGGAGCGATGACTTCCTGCATGAGATCCGCACCTACGCCGACGTTCCCGCAAAGGGCACGAGGAAGAAGGCGAGCGCGCTCGTCTGGATCACCTACGTGCCCGACTCCGACCGTCAGACGCTCGAGGCAACCCCCCCGAAAGGAGGCCCCCCATGATCCCAGCGCTCGCGATCTCACTCACCAGCGTGATCTGGTTCCTCATCGGCGTCGCCATCATCGTGTTCCTGCTCCTCGGCCTGAAGTGGCTCGCCGGGCTGCTGAACTTCACGATCCCGCAGCCGATGTGGGCCGTGCTCGGGTTCATCCTGATCTTGCTGCTCATCCTGTGGGCGTTCGGGCTGATCTCCGGCGGCCCCGTCGTCGTGCGCTGAAACTTACGCAAGCGGAAAAAACGCACTCGCATTTTCTTAGGAAATGCCCTCACTCTTGAACCGACACGGAGGCAAGCGATGAACGACGCGGTACGCGACGCCCTCGCCGCGACTGCAAAAGCGCTGGCGAATGCGGAACTCGCACGCCAGAAAGCAGCCGACGGCGGCGGGGAAGCCTCCTCGTTCCAACCACCTACCGCGGACACCCTGGACATCGGAGCCGCGCCAGCCCCACCGATCGTCCCTCCGGTCGACCCGCCCGTGGCCACACCGCCGGTCCCTCCGGTCGCCTCCGTCCCACTCCCGGACGGCGTCGGGCTCACCGAGGACGACCGCGTCATCGGGCGCGTGTTCGCCGACGGACGGCCCGAGGGCGACGACTCGCTGATGCCGCCGGACCCGGACAACGTGCCGCTGGCGGACGCCTCGAGCACGACCGGCCCGGACGGGACGGTGCGCGAGGCGGCGGACGAGGACGAGGCGGCGAAGGCGAAGGCCGACCGTGACGGAGCCGAGGCCCTCTACGCGCCCGACCAGGAGCGCGACGAGGGTGGCCGCTGGACGGCTGGCGGAACCGCTGCCGGTCGCCACGCCGAAAGGACCGCGTCGCCCTCCGGCCACGCGACGGCCGCGAACTACCACAAGGCCGCAGCGGCGTTCCACCTGGGCGAAGCCGGCAAGCCGGGCAACACGCCTGAGCGGACGATCGAGCACACGGAGGCGGCGAACTCGCACGCCTGGGCCGCGCACTGGCACAACGAGGCAAAGACGAACCCCGACAACTGGACGAACCAGAAGATCGCCGAGGGGGCGTCGAGGGGCGCGCATAGCACCTCGCGCGAGGCGAACGCGGGGAACACGCCGTGGGCGAAGTGGCGAACGGACCACGCGGAGACGCATCCGAGTCAGACGCCCCATCGGGGCTGGCCGACGGGCTGGCCAGGGGCGAAGGCGGCCGCGAGTCCTGAGGAGGCTGACCGCCAGGCCCTCATCGCGCGCGCCGAGGCAGAGCTCGCGCTCGACCAGCAGAAGCTCTGGCCCGACTCGACCGGCTACGACGACCACGGACGCGGCGGCGACGGTGGCGGGGCGAGCGGGAAGGCGCCGACGGTCGGGTCGGTCGATGTCCACGTCGGCAAGCCGTTCATCGGCACGGCGAAGGATATCTACTACGCGCGCCCGCATGACGCGGCCATCGCCGAGAAGGCGAAGCTCGCGGTCGAGCACAACCACGCGATGCAGTACCACGACACGGCCGCGAGGGAACTCGACAAGCTCGGGTACAAGAACGCAGCGACCGCGCACGCCGTCGCTGCGGGGGAGCACGATCTCGCCGCGAGGGCGAAAGCCGAAGGCAAGGACATGTTCGGGAAGAAGTCCGACGATGCGCGCAAGGCGTCGCGGCTGGCACACCGGGCCACGAATGACGAACTCGCCGGTCGCAAGACGAAGCTGCCGGCGCACTACTTCCTCGCCGCCGGACGCGACGGAGCCGAGGCGCTCTACTCGGAGGATCAGGAACGCGACGAGCACGGCCGCTGGGCGGCCGGCGGTGGCAGCGAGGGTAAGGCTGCCGAAAAGGCCAGCTCCTCGGGCGAACATGCGGCTGCCGCCGAGTATCACCGTGCGGCGATGAAGAAACTCGATGAGATCGGCGTCCAGGATGCGAAGTGGCGCGGGCGACCTGGCGGGGCTAGCAACAGTCAGCCGCTCACGGAAGCTATCAACGCCCATGCCACGGCGCTGAATACCCATCTCATCGCGGCCGGGAAGTTCCCCGGAAATCAGCCGGTGGCGAGGCCGGGAGCAGCCGCGACGAAGTACGCGCAAGAGAGCTCCCAGCGCGCCCATCTCCTCACGGGTCAGGTACTCGCGCACTGGCCGCCCAAGTCGCTCAAGGCCGCCGCACGCTCCGGACTCGTCGGCCAGTCGATGGCCGCCGCCGTCCTCACCGACCTCAAGATCGTCGGCCCCGCCACGGACGCCGAGCTGCCGCCGGCCCTCCGCGGCAAGGGCCTCATCCGCGGCTCGCCGGTGAAGCTCTGGCCGATCGGAACCTCCGAGGCGCGCGACGGCCGCGTCTTCGTCGTGAACCGTCAGGCCGTCGCCTCGCTCCTCGCCGACGGGAACGAGGGCATCGCCCCCGTCCCGTTCACCTACGTGCACGAGGACCCGGAGGTCGACCCGATGCTGGCGAGCAAGAACGCCGGCTACATGACGCACTTCTCGGCCGACGCGAAGTTCATCTACGCCGACGGCATCTACTGGACGAAGGCGGCCGCGGCTGACCTCCAGACGGGCGAGCGCGGATTCGTGAGCCCGGACGCGTACTGCCAGCCGCTCGACTCCGACACGCTCAAGCCGCTCCCGGCCGGAGCCAAGACGACCCACTACATGCCGCTCTACTGGCGGGCGGCGTCGCTCGTCCCGGTCCCCGCGCTCTCGAACCTTCCGCCCGCATCGCTCTCAGCTCAGGCAGCGGCCGCGAGGCCGACATCTCGAAAGGAGTCCAACATGGACCGTGAAACTCTCGCGGCGCTCGGCCTCGACGAAAGCGCCACCCCCGATCAGGTGAGGGCCGCCGTGCAGGCTCTCAAGACGCAGAAGCTCGACGCGATCCCGCCGCAGTTCCTCAAGAAGGCGCACGACGCGGGCGAGCACGACGGCAAGTCGAACTCCGACTGCCCCGACTGCTCGCAGAAGGCCGCGGCGGACGCGGGCAAGGCCGACGACGCCGAGGACGCGAAGGACGGCGGGGCGGATGAGGCGACCGAGAAGGCCGCCGCGAAGGCGACCGCGAAGGCGATCAAGGGCGCCATTCCCTCGATCGCTGCCGAGGCGGCCAAGAGCGCGATGACGCTCGTCCGGGCCGACCTCAAGGCCCAGGACGCCGCCGCGAAGATCGACGCGGAGCTCGAGACGTTCGAGAAGGCCGGCAAACTCGTGGCCGCCGACCGCGAGTTCTTCCGCACCATGTACGGCACGAACGCCGACAAGGCGCGCGAGATCCTCTCGAGCCGCCGGGCGGGCGCCATCGTGCCGGATGGCCGCATCGAGAGCGCCGGGATCGACCCCTCGCTCTCGGTCGACGCCCTCCCGCTCCCCGAGGCCGGGGCGATCCTCTCGCGGGCCGCGGGGTGGCACCTCCACACGGGCAAGCCCTTCGAGCTCGCGCTCGTCGACGTCCGCTCGGACGCGCGCGACGAGGGCGCCTTCCACCGGATGGTCCTCAAGTGCAACCCCGACTGGGGCAAAGAGAAAAAGACCGGCGAGCGCGGCATCAAGTGGCCCACCGGACTCCGGAAGGGCTACCTCACGTCGCAGGAGCTCGACGCGGACATGCTCAAGAAGATCGGCCAGCAGCTCAACGCCGGCCGCATCCCGACGAGCGTGATCCCCGCCGAACTCCAGCGGGCCGCCCTCGAGCGCATGAGCCTCGCGGGCGAGGCGTCGAACTTCCAGCCCCCGACCAAGTTCCAGGTCGCCGGGTTCGGGTTCGGCTACTTCCAGGGCGAGTTCGGCGGCTCGGAGATCGCCGTCGAGGTCACGGGCGGGGCCAACGAGGAGGCCAGCTACCCGGTGTACGGCACCGAGAAGCTCCAGGTCTCGGTCAACGCCAGCGGCCTCCCGGAGCCCGTCGGCCGCAACGCGCAGGACATCGACGAGTCGGTCTGGGGCGCGGACTTCAAGAAGGTCACGCTCCACGGCTACGGCAACCGCGTCTGGGCGGACCGCCGCGACCAGAGCGCGGGCGACGCCGTCCTCCCGATGGGCGTGATGGCGACCGTCACCGAACAGGCGCTCACGATCGAGAAGAACAAGAAGGAACTGGTGCAGGCCGCGACCCTCCGGAACGCCGCGAACTACAACACCGGCTTCGTCAAGTCGCTCACGACCACGCGCCAGTGGCACCTCCCCACCGGGACGCCCATCCAGGACTGGCAGGGCGCGCGCGTCACGATCTGGCGCGCCGTCGGCGCGTTCCCGGATCTCTCGCTCATGCCGCCCGATGTCGTCGAGTCCCTCCGCTTCCACCCGGACTTCCTGAAGGCCGCGCAGGCGGCCGGGATGTCGCACATCGACCAGCCCGAGGCGATGGTCCCGATCGAGATGCTCGTCGCGATCCTCGGGCCGCTGATCGTCCCGACCTGCCGCATCTCCACGAAGCCCGGCGGCCTCACGCCCGACACGCCGTGGGCGCAGGACGTCATCCTCGCCGTCACCTCGAGGGGCAAGGTCGTGGCGCCGCGCGCGTTCGCGACGGTCGTCTCGGCGGGCTACCCGATGGTCCGCGGCCTCGACGACGACAAGAGGGGCCTCAACGGCTCGGACGGCATCGCGGTCTCGGACATGTATACGGTCGAGGTCGTCGGGGCCGCCACGCCGTCCAAGACCTCTGCCGCGTTCCTCTTCCAGACGGCGACGATCCCGCTCACGGTCCTCTAGGACACCAGCGCCTCAACACGGGGCGGAGGTGATGCCTCCGCCCCCTTCGCGTGAAAGGAAGGCCGATGGCCAACTCCAGCAACCCGTTCAACTCGCGCGGCACCCGGATCTATCACGGGGTCGCAGCGGCCGCGATCTCCGTGGGGCGCCTCATCATGCGGGACGGCGCCGGGAAGCTCGTGCCGTGTACGGCTGGCAATCGCGCGTGCGGCGTCTCGCCCGCGAACTACGTCGCTGGGGACGATGTGGACTACCACCGCCTCGGCATCTGCACTGTCGAGACCGACGGCAGTGCCACGGTGGGCGCGAACATCAAGGCGATCTCCGGGGGGAAGGGCGGCGTCGACATCGCGCCCAGCTTCACCACGGCCGGTGTCGTCCTCTGGATCGATGTCCCGAGCGGCATGGCGACGGTCGAGCTCTACTTCTAACAACCCACGGGCGCGGGCGATGCCCGCTCCCATACCGAAAGGACAGGCTGATGGCCAACTCCTCGAACCCCTTCAACAGCCGCGGAACGCGGATCTTCCACGGCGTCGCCGCGGCCGCGATCAACGTCTGCTGCCTCGTCCAGCGCGACTCGCTCGGCAAGCTCATCCCGTGCGCGGCGGGTCGCCCGCAGGGCGTCGCGCCGGCCACGTACGCCGCTGGCGACGACGTGGACTACCACCGCGACGGCATCTGCAGCGTCCTCACGGACGGCAGCGCGGTGGCGGGCACGGCCATCAAGGCGTCGGCGGGAGGCGTTGGTGTCCTCGACGCCGCGCCGGGCGTCACGACGGCCGGCGTCGTCCTCGCGCTCGACGCCAGCACGAAGATCGCCCTGGTCGAGCTCTTCATCTGAGCCGACGGAAGCGACGAAGGGAAGGAGGGCAGACCATGTCACCGAGACACTTCGAGCTCCAGGCGGGCTGGGTCGGCGAGGACGATCCGCCGGCTGAGCCGGTGCCCGCTCCGCCGGAGCCGCCGACCGGGACCCCGACCACGCCGCCCGAGGCCGAGACCAAGACCGAGAGCGAGACCGACGACGACAAGGAACCCGAGCACAAGGGCCGCCGCGGGCACAAGCTCTGACGCAACCGGGCCGGGGCCTCTCCGGGCTCCGGCCTTTTTCAACCGGGAGCCCGATGAGAACCCTACGCGGCAACGTGATCCGAGCGAATCGGCCAGCGCTGCCGCCGTGGGAGAGTTCTCGGATCGCACGGCAGTTCGCGCGCGTCCTTCTCGCGATCCTGGCCGTCTCGGGGCAGAGCTGCGCGACGGATCGCCGCTTCGCCATCGAGTACGAGACGCGAGCGCTCCAGACCGTCGCTGCGGTCGACGCGGCGCGCGAGGTCGAGGCGCGGCTCGTCCTCGATGTCGCATCACTACGAATACAGGTCACGCAACTCTCCATCCAGTGCGAGGAGCTGCGGACAGAACTTCTCTTTCTAAAACGACGCACGAAGCTGGCGGAGCCGTAAAGGAGAACTCATGGCCGACACCCTGAAGGTTTACTCGCGGTTCCCCGCGAACGCGTTGGGCAGCGGCGTCGCCGGCAACACGCCGAACGTGGACTGGCTGAGCGACAACATCTACATCGCGCTGCTCAACGCCTACGTCCCGAACCAGGACACGCATGAGTTCTGGGCCGACGTGGTCGCGAACGAACTGCCGAACGGCAACGGCTACGCCACGAACGGCATCCTGCTGACGGGCAAGACGCTCACGCAGTCGGCCCACGTGGAGACGCTCGACTCGTCGCTCGATCCCACCTGGACGGGTGCCACGTTCACGGCCTCACACGCCGTGATCTACGACCGCACGCCAGCCAGCGACGCGCTGCGCCAGCTGATCGCGTACATCACGTTCGGCGCGCCGCTCTCTCCCGTCGCCGGCAGCCTCGTCATCCAGTTCAACGCGGCGGGCATCCTGACGTTCACGGTCGCGTAGCATGGCGCTGGACGCCGCTGTCAATTTTGCGAAGGCGGCGCTTGCGGCTGGCTACGACGCCGCCGCGACCTCCATCGCGGTCGCTGCGGGGCAGGGGGCACGGTTCGGCCCCGTGCCCTTCAACGCGTCGTGGTGGAACTTCACGGACGCCGCGGACCCGGCCGATGATCCGACCGTCGAGATCATCCGCGTCACGGCCATCGTGGGCGACACGCTCACGGTCACGCGCGCGCAGGAGGCGACGACCGCCGCCACCCACAACACGGCGGGCAAGGTCTACAAGCTCATGGCGGGGCCGACCGCCAAGCTCGTCTCGGACCTGAACGCCACCTTCATCACGGCCTCCGGCGGCGTGGCCGGACGGGTCGCGTTCTGGGCCTCGAGCACGGCGCAGGGCAGCGCCGGCGTGTTCGTCTGGGACAACACGAACAAGCGCCTCGGGGTCGGTACCGGCACCCCGACCGCTCCGCTGAACGTGGGTCCGGCCATCATGGCGGCTCCGCCCAGCGGGACGGCCATCCACGTCGGCGTGGCGGACGGCGTCGCCACCCAGATTCTCCTCGACAGCATCTCCGCCATACCGATCTTCGCCGGGCGCAGGGCGAACGGCACGACCGCGACCAAGACCGGCGTCGTCCTCGACGATGTCCTGCTCCGCGTCGCGGCGGCGGGCTACAACTCGGCTGGCGCATTCGGCACGGCGAGCGGAGAGCTCCGCATCTGCGCGGCCGAGACCCACACGGCGTCGACCGCCGCGACCTACGTTGTCGTCTACACGACGCCGCCCGGCTCTCTCACCCCGGTCGAGCGCCTCCGCGTGAGCGAGACGGGCGACATGTTCGTCCAGGGCGGCGTGGCTGCGGCCGGGACGCTAGCGGGCACGACGATCTACTCGCAACTCGGCACCGGCACGGCGCTCTCGGTTCCGGGCGTGACGATCCAGACTGGGAGCACGGCGACCGGCAACACGGCCCACTCGGCGTCGCCATACCTGAACTGGTACGGGTCGATCTGGTCAGGGTCGGCCGCCGTCGCGAAGGGCATGTTCCTCGGCGTCGTCGGCGTCTCCGGCACGAACAGCGCGTACGTCCTGCAGCTCTACTCGTCCGATCTCGCGCCCATCATGGAGATCCGGGGCGACACCGGGAACGTGCTCTTCAACGCGCCCACGTTCACGGTCAACGGCACCGTCACGATCAAGGCGGGCTCCGGTGGCGGTGTGAAGTTCGCTGACGGGACGACGCAGACCACGGCGGCGGTCGGAGGCGGCGGTACCGTCACGGGCACCGGCACGGCGACACAGCTCGCGTTCTGGTCGAGCACGACGGCGATCGCTGCAGACGGCGGGCTCGCGTGGGACAACACGAACAAGACCCTGCTCATCGGCAACCCCCTCGCGGCGGCGCCGACTTCAGGTGCCGGCCTCGAGGTCTCTGGCGCGGATGGAGTCGTCGGGAGAATCGAGCTCACGAGCTACGGCGCGGCGAACGCGTTCACGGGACGCCGCGTCAACGGCACGGCGGCCAGCAGGACCGCCGTCGCCGCCAACGACGTCCTGGCGCAGTTCACCGGCATCGGCTACACGAGCGCGGCGGCGTTCTCGTCCGTCTCCGCCGACGTTCGCCTTGTCGCGGCAGAAGCCTATACGTCGGCGGCGCAGGGCGCGTACATCGTGTTCCGCACTGCACTCATCGGGACGACGAGTCCCGTCGAGAAGATGCGCCTCACCGATGCCGGCAACCTCGGCGTCGGGACGACGCCGGCAGAGAGACTCCACACCTTCGGCGCCTCCAACGTCTACAACCTGATCGAGTCGAGCGCGGCGACGGGCGTCGCCGTCGCGACGGCCTACAAGACTGGCAACCGGCGATGGGAGATCGGTCAGGCTCCCGGCATCGGCGACAACGGCTTCACGATCTACGACGCGACGGCTCCCGCCGTGCGGTTCAAGATCGACACGGCGGGCGCCGTGACGATCGGCGGCAACGTGACGGCCCCGAACTTCCTGGGGCTCGCCTCGTCGGCGGCGTACGCGCTCCAGGTACCACAGCACGTCCAGGCGAGCGCTTACACGCTGGCCGCTGTGGATCGCGGCTGCCACGTCGCGGCCGGCGCGGGTATCACCGTCCCGGCGTCCGTCTTCGGCGCTGGCGACATCGTCACGATCTACAACAACACCGCAGGCGCCATCACGATCACACAGGGCGCGTCGGTGACGATGTACCTCTGCGGCACGGCCACGACCGGCAACCGCACGCTCGCCCAACGTGGGATGGCCAACGTCCTGTGCGTCGGTTCAAACACCTTCGTCTGCTCGGGTGGAGGCGTGACCTGATGGGCAGTCAGCAGCTCCTCAGCGATCCCCCTGTTTCCGCCGCGTTCATCAGCGCGACGGGTGGGACGATCACGACGAGCGGGAATTTCCGTGTCCACACGTTCACAACGAGCGGCACGATCAACTTCACCGCCATCCCTCCGGGCCGCACCATCGACATTCTCTCGGTAGGCGGCGGCGCTGGCGGCGGGCTCCTCGGCGGCGGTGGCGCTGGCGGCGTGACGAACCCGGTCAACGTCTCGCCGCCGAGCGGAGGCGTCACGATCACGATCGGGGCTGGCGGCGCGGCCAGCGCGAACGGGAACCTGACGTCTGTCGGCGGCGGCTACTTCGGCCAGCCGGGCGGCGCGGGCGGCGCTGCGGGCGCGGGCCAGGCTGGCGGCTCGGGCGGCGGCTGCACGGTCGGGCAGACGCCCGGCGCTCCATTCAACGGCGCGGAGGGGAGCTCGGGTGCCGCCGGCAACGCGAACACGGGCGGCGGCGGCGGCGGGGCGACAGGCCCCGGCACGCAGACGGTCAACTTCCCGAACGATGGTGGTCGCGGTGGGCCTGGAATCTCAAACGCCTACACGGGGTCGAGTGTCTTTTACGCGGGCGGCGGCGGCGGGCGCTCGGACACGTCGGGGAACAGCAACCAGACGCCGGGCGGTGGATCTGGCGGTGGCGGCGCGGGCCAGTGGATCAACCTCGGCACGAATACCCCAGCGACGGGGGGATCGAACACGACCGGCTCGGGTGGCGGCGGCGGCGCAACTCCCGGCGCTGGCGGCTCGGGCATCGTCATCATCAGGTATCTCTTCCAGTGAGCGACCTCACGAAACCCGTCGACGACCTCGAGGCGCTCCCGTGCTTCGCGGAGATCGACCCGGTGACGTTCGTCGTCAAGCGCGTGATCGTGGCCGACCAGGCGTTCATCGACTCGGGCGTCGTCGGTGAGCCCGCGAACTGGATCCCGACGAGTAAGGCGCCCTCGTCGCTGCGGCAGACGACCTACGCCGGCGTCGGCTATGTCTACGACCCGATCAAGAAAGACTTCCTCGCCCCGATGCCGAAAGAAAAGGAGACGACTTGAAGATCAATATTGCCGGTGGCCCCATGACCCTGCTCGGCGAGCAGTTCCAGGACCAGGAGAACAAGCCGCTCGAGTACCGCTCGCTCCTGACGAACGCCGTGCTCGGCTCGTACCAAGACGAGCAGGCGCTCTCGGGCGATGAGAAGCTCAAGCGCTGGAAGCTGGCCACGCGCATCCACGAGTCCGACGGGCTCCTGAACGTCGACAGCAAAGAGATCGAGCTCATCAAGACGCTCGCGGCGAAAGCCTACTCGACCTCGATCGCGGCCCAGGTCTGGCTGCTCCTCGAGGGCGACCTCGAGGAACCGATCAAGCTGGCCGCCGCGAAGAAGGCGAAGGAGTAACCCCCGATGAGCTCCTCGCGTCGGTTCGCCCGCAGGCTCGCCCTCTACCTCGCCACGGTGGCGACCGTCCTCACGGTTACGGCGACCCTGAGCAGCGAACCTGGCGCGAGACGCGCACCGGCGGCGGCCCGGCAGTTCGCGGTTTCCGGCGCGAGCTGGTACGCGGCGCTGGATGGACTCCCGAACGGGGACGGCTCGCTCGCGATCCCGTGGGATCTCTCGACGGCGCTCGCTGGCGGGAATGGGAAGGTCAAGCCGGGGGACACCATCTACATCCGTGGCGGGACGTACAAGGGCCTCTGGGTGTCGAAGATGAACGGCACGGCGGACGCGCCGATCAAGGTCCGGGCCTACCAGCGCGAGCACGTGATCCTCGACGGCTACCTCGTCGGGAGGCTCCGCGAGGACGTGGACGACTCCACGGACGTATTCGCAGCGCCGAAGCTGAACGTGCCGGACGGGACGCTCTTCAACATCGACAACGAGACGGTCCGCGCGCACGGGCACACGAAGGGGACTCCGCAAGCGCCGGACGGGGTTCAGGGCCTGGGCTCCTACGGTGGAGTCGATCGGGGCTGGAACGGCACGGTCGCGTCTCCGCACTCGTCGGGGACGCCGGTCTACACGGAGTCTGGCTCCGTCCTCGTCATCGACGGCTCGTACACGTGGGTCGGCGAGATCGAGACGACGGTCTCCACGTCGCGCTTCCCGGACAGGACGAACCCGACCGCCGGATCGAATCCCTTCGGACGCCCGCCGCTCGGCGTGGACATCCGTGGCCGTGGGAACAAGCTCATCAACGCGATCGTGCACGACGGCAGCGACGGCATCGACACAGCGAACGCGGCGGCGGACGACTTCGAGATCCACGGCTGCATCTCGTACTTCGCGGGCTGGCGCGCGTCGGACCGCTCGCACGGCCACAACTACTACATCCACAACGACAACCCCTCCTCCAGCTTCGCCAAGATCGTCTCATCGATCTCGCTCGACGCATTCGACATCGGGTTCCAGGCGTACACGGGTGGCGACACGCTGGGGAACGTCCAGCTCGACCGCTTCATCGGCTCGATGGCGGGCCGCTACGGCGTCAGCCAGCTCACGGAGGTGCTGCTCGGGTTCCCCGGCGGCGTCCTCACGAACAGTTCGCTCACGGGCAGCGCGACCTACGACCCCGGCGCTAACGGGTTCGGCGTCGACTTCGGGAGCGCTGGCGGCACGTCGAACAGCTCTGCGTCCGGGAACTACCTCGCGGGCCAGAACGCGGCGTTCGTCTTTCACACGTCGCCAGGGTTCACTGGCTCTGGAAACACGTTCGTCGGCCCCTCGAGCGCGCCGCAGGGCTCGGGTACCTTCCTCGACTGGAAGCCGACGACCGGCGTCGTCTCGGTCGTGATGAAGAACGACTACGAGCCGGGGCGCGCGAACATCGCGGTCTTCAACTGGGCGCACGCCGCGACGGTGCAGCTCGACTTCTCGACGTTCTTCACGGTGGGTGACGCCTACGAGGTGAGGAACGCATGGAACTTCTTCGGACCAGCCGTCGCGACCGGGACGTGGGCCGGCGGCCTGGTAACGGTTCCGGTACAGGGCCTCTCGCCCTCCGTGCCGGTCGGAGTCTCCTCGGGCAAGGGTGAGACGGGGCCGGAGTTCAACGCGTTCGTGGTGCGCCGCTCGGCTGGAGAGCCGCCGCCCTTCCCGACGCCGACGCCCACACCGATCCCGACCGCGACGCCGACCTCGACGCCGGTTCCGCCGACGCCCACACCGACGCCGCGCCCGACGGCGACACGCACGCCGATCCCCCCGACGCCCATCCCGTCCTCGACGCCGACCCCGACGCAGACGCCGACTCTGACGGACCACATGCGAATCGACCGGCTCGAGCAGACCGTCTACCCCGCCGGGACGCCGACCCCCTCGAGGCCATGAGGTGAGCTGGGGCTCCGGCGCATGGGGTTCGTTCCCGTGGGGCGGTGAGGCTGGCGGCGTCACCGTCCAGAACGCCGCCGCCGCGCCCTCGACGGGCGCGGTCGCCGTCTCCGGCCAGTCGCCCTCGTCGTCCTCCAGCGTCGTCGCCGCCCTCACCCTCGGCATCGTCTCGATCGTCGGCCTGGCCCCGAGCGCCGCCGCCACCGCGAACTTCACGGCCTCCCCGACGGTCGGCACGGTCGCGGTTGCCGGCGATGCCCCCTCCTCCTCGTCCTCCTCCTCAGGCGGTGTCGGGGCCTCTCTCGGGCAGGTTCTGGTCGACGGCCTCGCCCCAGCCTCCTCCGCGAGCGCGAACCTCACGGCCTCGCCCACGGTCGGGGCGGTTTCTGTCGCCGGCCTTGTGCCCTCCTCGTCGGCGAGCAGGAGTTTCTCCGCCGCTCCGACCGTGGGTTCCGTGGCGGTCGACGGCCTCATCCCGACCTCGGCCGCCACGAAGAACGTCGGGGCCTCCCCGCCGGTCGGAGCCGTGGCAGTCCAGGGCCTCGACCCGGCCGCCAGCGAGACGGCCGCGAGCTCGCCTCCGGTCGGCCAGGTCACGGTCCAGGGGCTCGCCCCGGCCTCCGCGGCGACCGGGAACACCGGGGCGGTGGCCTCTCTGGGCGCCCTCTCGGTCGCTGGCCTCGCCTCTGACCACTCGGTTTCGCTGACGGTTGCGGAGCCGCTCGGCCTCGTCTCGGTTGACGGCCTCCCAACCAGCGCCGTCGCCGGGAACGTCACGGTCGTCACCTTCGGGGCCGTCTCGGTCGCCGGACTGCCGACTTCCGCCCAGGTCACGACCGGCGGCGCTCCGGACGCCGGCCAGGTCACGGTCGCTGGCCTCGCCCCGAGGGCGGGGACGGTCGCCCTGGCGGTGCCTGGGGCTGGCCTGGTCAACGTGGCGGGCCTTCCCCCGGTCTCCGCCGTGGCGGCCACGGGGCGGCCCTCAGCGGCCGACGTGGCGGTCCAGGGCCTCCCCCCGGTTGCCGGGACGGTCGCCGCCCTGCGGGTGCTCCCGACCGCTGGGGCCGTCCTCGTCGCGGGCCTCCCCTCGGACCACTTCGTCGGCCAGGGGGCGATCGCCCAGCCGAGCGCCGGCGCGGTCTCGGTGGCGGGCCTCCCGTCGGCCCACACGATCGTCGGCCCGGTCATCGCCCTCCCCACCGTCGGGCGGGTGAACGTCGCGGGGCTCCAGCCGACCGCCGGCTACGTGATCTCCGTGTTCGTCCTGCCGGACACCGGGAACGTCGACGTCGCGGGGCTCCCGCCGTTCTGCATCATTCCGCTGCCGCCGTCGTGCCCGGTGGGCGCCGTGGGCGAGGTTCCGCCGCCGATGAGCGCCTCGATCATCGACACGACGCCCGGCGCTGGCATCGCCTCGAGCGGTCCGACCGGGAGCCTGCGGCCCGATGTGGCGACCGCGACGCTCGCGCCTGTCGCGATCCTCACGGCGACGATCACTCCGAAATGCGGGAAGAAGCCATGAGAAAAACGGGTGGGGCAAACTCGCTGCAAGGCCCCATCATGGGGCAACCAGGGGCAGCGGCGGTGGGGGGGCGTCCATGATCCTAACGATGGTCCGCGGAGATACCCGCACCTTCACGATCACGGTGAAGAACCCCGACGGCTCAGCCTACGACCTCACCAGCTGCTTCCTCTGGTTCTCGGTCCGCCAGTACGTGGGCGCGTCCGGGTACGTGTTCCAGAAAACGCTGGGCAACGGGATCACCGTGGACGACCCGCTCACGGGCGTCGCCACCGTCACGGTCGACCCGACCGACACGGCGGGCCTCCCGTCCGTGGAGCAGCACCTCCGCTGGGACGTCCAGATCAAGACGGGCGCCCTGCAGATTTTCACGCTGAACTACGGCGAACTCATCATCGCGGCCGACATCACCACGGAGGTCTCATGAGCTACTCCGACCCCGAAAGCCTCTCGGCCAGGATCGGCCCGCGCATCTACTCCCAGCTCACGGCGGAGGACGGCTCGATCCCTGACCAGCCGATCGCGCAGGGGATGCTCGACGCCGCGAGCCTCGAGGTCGATATCCGGGTCGGCACCCGCTACACGACGCCCGTGACGACCGCGACCTCGACGCAGGCCGTCGTCAACCAGCTGGGCGGCCTCGAGGAGCAGATCGCGTACTGGTTCCTGTGGGTCCGTCGCGGGTTCAGCGACCAGGACACGGCGGCGCGCGCGGCGAAGGTGGGCTACGACAACGCCATGAAGCTCCTCGACCAGATCGCCAGCGGTGGCCTCGACCTCCCCGGCACGACGCCGCGCCCGATCTACCAGGGCACGCTGGCGAGCGGCTCGATCTGGGGCAGCGAGCGCCCCGTGTTCCTCCCCCCGAACGACCTCGAGAACCCCTACGGGCCGTTCGATGACGAGTCCAACGGCGGGCACGGGTTCCCGTGATCACGATCGAGTTCTCGACTGGGGCCGCCGAGAAGCTCGCGGAAATCCGCAGCTTCCTCGAGACGGGCCTCACCGCGCAGGAGGGGCCGCTCGTCATGGTCGGCACCTACGTGGCCGGGTACTGGATGCCGGCCTTCGTGCGCGCGGGCGGGCTCGGGGAATGGCTCCCACCGCTGCGCGGCGGCACGCCGATGTTCGACACGGGCGAGTACGCGAACAGCTTCTCGGCCCAGCTCGACCCCCACACGAACGCCGTCGTGATCGCGAACGACCGCTTCCCGCAGGACATCGAGGGCATCCTCACGCACGGCGGCACGATCAAGGCCAAGAACGCGCCGTACCTCGTCTTCAGAATCGGCGACATCTGGGCGAAGAAGAAGTCCGTCACGATCCCTGCGCGCCCCGTCTACCTCTGGCGGTCGATCCTCATCGACCAAGTCATCCCGCGCGTCCTGAAGAACATCTTCGACAACATCAAGGCGAGGGCGTGGTAATGACGCCAGCCACGACGATCTCGCTCCTGCGAACGAAGCTGCTCCAGACGATCAAGGACATCGTGGGGCCGGACACGGAAGTGCTCGAGGGGCGCGCGCCGCAGGCGTGGTTCGCGATGAACGTCCGGGGCAAGCCCGCCATCGTCCTGACCTACGCGGGGCGCCCGAAGCGAAACGACGGCCCGCTCTCTCGTCGCGACCGGCAGCGGTACGTGTACCAGTTCTCCATCGCCGTGGCCGACGCCGACTGGCAGACGCCCGTGGGCGCGAACTACGAGGCGGCGGACCTGGCCGAGAAGCTCGCGGGCTCGCCGAACAACGCGGACACGGTGCCGAACCTCCGCACGGCTCCGCTCATCAAGATCCACGACGACTGGGTCTACCTGAGATTCATCAGCGAGACGCCGACGATGGCCCCGACCTCGACGCCACAGGGCGGCCGCTTCGCACTGATTCAGATTTGGGAGACGTTCCCGGAGGTGGAAGCGTGACCGTGAAAGCCGTACTGCGCGCTGAGCTCGAAACCGCAGAGGATGTGACCCACGCCATCGAGGTCTGGATCGCCGGCGCGGAGCCGTTCGAGAAGCTGAAGCTCGCGCAGTGGATCCTGGGGTTCGCTGAGGGACTGAAGAAGCAGGAAAACGACGAGACAAAGGAGAACGACCATGCCGAAGGCAACGGGAGCTAGCGCATTCTTCGGGGTTCAGCTCGATTCGGTGTCCGACCTCTACTCGGTCGGCCACCCCGTCATGGGGAGCCCGCCGCACCTCAAGCAGCTGATTCAGGACGTGCCGCCGCCCGTCGTCACTGTCGGCGGCGCTGGCCTCCTGAAGGGCAGCTTCATCTGGCGCGTCGGCTACGGGATCGCCGACGGCACGACGACCTCCTACGGGCCGCTGACGGATTCCAACACGACGACGCCCATCGGCACGCCCGTGCTGGACGACGCGACCTTCTCCGGCACCTACAACGGGACCGGCGTCGGGATCTTCTACGTCCAGATCGACTCGGTCGGTCCCGCCGACACGTTCAAGTGGCGCAAGGGCGAAGGACCGTGGACCGCACTCGTCCCGATCGTCGCCGGTCCGATCGTGCTGGGCGACAACGTCGCGGTCGAGTTCACCGCCACGACCGGGCACGCGATGGGCGACTCCTGGAAGCGGACGATGGGCATGGAGCTCAACGACGAGAAGGCCACGCTCGACATCCTCGCGCACGCGTTCTCGGACGTGGACCGCATCATCGTCGAGCGCTCGAGCGACGAGGGGTTCTCGTGGGGCCTCGTCGGCACGATCTGGTCGAACACGGCCACGCCCGCGTGGGAGGACAACATCCCGGACGCGGAACTCGACTTCACCCACCCGCTCCCGGCGGTCGGTTCCATCGCGTCGAACTACGGCTTCAACTTCCTCTCGCCCGACTCGTTCGACCTCGAGCCGGACTTCACGAACCTCCCGGTCGTCGCCCTCATGGGGACGGCTGGCCCGCCGCGCTCGATCCCCGGCCCGATCAAGATCGCTGGCACGCAGAAGTCGAACGTACGCCCGGTCGACCTCTTCCCGTTCCTCATGTCGGGTGCCGGGACGCCCGACTCCGTCACCCGCGTCACGGACGAGCCGACCGTGATCTCCGTGTTCAACGCGACCACGGGCAAGCGGAAGCCGCGCACGATGTCGGCGTATTCGTACGTCGGATCGGAGGGCGTGCTCCCGCAGGTTCTCGTGCAGATGGCTTGCGAGGAACTCGACTTCGAGTTCGCTGGCGGCAAGATCGATGACGTCGTCCCGAAGCTGACGGGCGCGAACTACGGCGTCTCGGCCCCGGCCATCCACACCGCCGGCGCCGGCAACTGGGACGGCACGTTCAACGCGCTCGGCCAGCGCTACGACCCGAAGGTCGCGACGGACGACGTGTTCATCAAGATCACGCAGGCGCTCGACTCGCTGAACACGATCAAGTTCGTGACGAAGGTCGGCGCGGCCGCTGCCTACGGCGTCACGGAATACACGATCTACGCGCACCCCACCTCGCATCTCCAGACGAAGGGCGGAGCTCAGTACAACGACGAGGTCGAGCTCTACGACGAGAACGGCCTGCGCCTCGGCGCCGACTACGGCTCGAACCGGCAGCCGTACACGCTCCTCGCCACGGCTCCGCTCACGGTCGCCCTCTCGGTCGGCGACGAGTTCCAGATCCCGCGGTCGCTGGCGATCCCCGGCGCGGGCACGGCGCCGTACTCCGGCGTCCAGCCGTACTTCCGGCCCGGTCCGCGGTTCACGGACGCGCACGTCACGTTCTACAAGAACGGCGCGGTCATCGAGGCCCAGAGCGGCAGCGTGAAGCTCATGTTCCCGAAGCGGCCCGTCACCTCGCTCTGCGCCGGAGCCCGCACCCTCCAGGACCTCCCGAACGAGGGCTTCTTCGCGGTCCAGGTGCAGGCGAAACGGTTCATCGACTCGTCCGAGTACCGCCAGATCATCCGCAAGGACGACCGCATCCAGTGCCTCATCCGGCTCGAGGGCGAGCGCATCCCCGTCAACCCCGGCGTCCTCTCGCCCTACCGCGAGGGCCTCGACATCATGATCCCGCAGCTTCGCCTCACCGGCGTCAAGTCGCCCGTCACGGGGCAGGTGCTGGTCGAGGAGACGATCGACGGCGACGCGGAGCAGCCCGACAACCCGTCCTACGACCTCTTCACGCTGACCCTCACCACTCGCGGCGGCTGGATCGTCCCGTAACCCGTTCCCGGTCGTAGGAGGGCCTCACGCCGGTGGCGGATCAGGATCTAGAACTACGGTTCAGCATCAAGAGCGACGAGGCCGTCGCTGGCGTGCAGGCCGTCGCGGACGCCGTCAAGAAGGTCGGGGAAGCTCTACCACCGACGACGACGGCCGCGAAGGAGGCGACCTCTCAGTTCAGCGCGCTCGGTGAGGCTGGGCAGAAGGTCGCCGACGCGGAGGCGAAGCTCGAGAAGGGCGGCGACTCCCCGCGCGCGCTCATCCGGGCCGCCACGGAGGCGACGCTTGCCGTCAACGCGCTCAAGAAGGCGATGGCGGACGCCGGGACGCCGATCACGCCAGAACTGCAGGCGTCTCTCGATGCCGTCGGGAAGAAGGCGGTACAGGCGGCGGCGCAAGCCACGACGCTCACGGAGGAACTCAAGAACATGCGCACGGCGGGAGCGGCCGCGGCGCAGAACGTCGACGCTCTCAAGGGCTCCGTGGGCTCGCTCGACGGGTTCCTCCAGCAGATGTCCGTGAGCGGCAACTCCGTGATGAAGTCGATCGGCGGCCTGGGGAAAGAGGTCGGCCTCGTCTCCGCAGCGTTCACGACCGGCTACGCTCTCGGGAAGAAGTTCGACGAGGGCCTCAAGTCCATCGGCATCGACCTCTCGAAATTCCAGCTCAGCGGCCAGGGCATCGCTAACGCGTTCGGCGGGCTCGCTAAGACGCTCGCGGACACGGGCATCTTCGGCGCGAAGCTCACGGGAATCCTCAACGACATGGGGAAGGCGACCGGCTACTACGACGACATGCTCGCGCCCCTCCCCGGCCGCATGAACATGGTGATGAAGGCCCACCAGGCGGCCGCCGCCGAGATGCAGAAATACAAGGACAAGCTGGCGGAGCTGGGCTACACGTGGGACGACGAGGTGCAGAAGGAAGAGCGCATCAAGAAGGCGCAAGAGGACATCACCATCGTCCTCGAGAAGGCGCGCCAGAAGGGCGAACAGTACGAGACGACGATCCGGGGCATGGCCCCGATGCTGGAGCAGTATCGGAAAGACGTAGAGTCCACCGGCAAGTCGTGGGAGACGGCGAACGCCGCTGTCGCGCGAGCCGTGCAGATGGCGCAAGCGCTCGCGGAGGCCGACAAGAACCAGGCGGAGTCGCTCCGGTTTCGCACGGACGCAACGAACAAGTACTCGACGGAGCTCCACGCCGTCATCGCGGAGTACCAGGCATCGGCCACGGCGGCACGCGGGCAGGCGAACGAGATGGAACTCGTCGCGCAAGCGGAGCAGAAAGCGCTGGCGGGGCTCGCCGCGCTGGGCGAGAAGTACCACGAGACGCCGAAGCAGATGGCGGAAATGGTGGCCGCTCAGGGCGCCATCCAGGGGTCGATGCAGGAGACCACGGAGGGCGCGATCAAGGAGCAGAAGGCCGCCCTCGACGCTCTCGGCATCTCGTTCAAGGACGTGGGGCCGGCGTCGCGAACATTCATCGAGGTGCAGCGCGACTTCATCGCCACGTTGAAAGAGGGGACGAAGGCGATCGAGGAAAACAACAAGGCCATCAAGGACAGGAACGCGAGCATCGAGGCGGCGCAGAAAGCCGACTCCGATTTCGCTGAGGCACAGAAGAACGGCATCGTGTTCCAGGGCCAGGCGACGACGGTGATGCTGACGATGGCGGTCGCCACGAAGGAGCAGACTGACGCCCTGATCAAGCTCCTTCAGGCGCAGAACGCGTACAGCGACAGCGTGGCCAACACGCTCACGGTCGCCTCGGGCTGGCGCGATTACCTCGCCGAACTCGCGGACTCGTATAACAGCGGCGCCACCTCGCTCATCAACTACAAGAACGCGCTCGTGGCGTTCGCAACCCAGCTGGAACAGACCTTCGCCGGCGCGACCGGCAAGGCGAAGGACGCGCTGAACGACATGATCGCGACCATCCAGAAGCTCATCGAGACGGCGGGCTCCGGCGGCGGCGGACCGATCGACACCTCCGTGACCGGGCAGCTGAACCGGATGTTCAACACGCCATGAGCACCGGCCTCTTCGTCGTGACCGACGCCATCACGAGCATCGGCAACGCCGCCAGCGCTGCGGCCGCGCGCGTGTCCGTGCTCACGAGCAACATCCAGACGGCGAAGGCCGCGGCGGCGTCGGCAGCGGCCAGCGGCGGCTCCACGGTCACGGGCGGCGGCCCGAACACGGGCGGCATGGGCTCGTCCTCCGGGAAGGGCGCGGGCGCGGTCGGCGGCAGCACCGTCGGCGGGTATAACGGGCCGACCCTCACGGCCGCCCAGGTCATCTCATCGCTCGGCCAGCTCGGCGGCGGTCGCCTGGGGCCAGGAGGAAAGCCGTAATGCCGTCACCGCAGGACACGGGGCTCACGCAGCGCGTCTACATCGCCGGGACGACTTTCGCCCTCTCACCGGCCACGATCGGGGAGATCGCCCAGCGCGCCGAGACCGCCGAGCGCATGGCCGACACGTTCACCGTGATCGACCGCCCCTACGTGTTCGACGGCGCGCCCGATGTGGTGCAGAAGTTCTCGTGGGCGCTCGCGTGGCCGACGGTCAACACCTCCGACTACAACGCCTTCACCGGCCTCGAGGGGCTCCCCGGCTTCTTCGACTTCACGATGTGGAAGCCGCTGACGGAGATCTTCTCGGGTGACGGCGTGCGGACGGCGTTCCGCCTCCTGCGGCGGCGGGCCGACACGGCGCTCACGCCGCCGGCTGTCGTCGTCTGGACGCCCATCACGACCATCGGCGGCGCCGTGGTGGCGAACCCGACCTTCGGCACGCCCGACTCCCGCGGGACGACGCCGATCACGTTCGCAACGCCGCCGGCCGTCGGCACCTCCAACATCAAGGTCACGTACACGCCGGTCTTCCTCGTCCGCGTCGTGGACCCGAAGCGCGACATGTCCGTCCCGTTCATCGAGAGCCGCACGATGACGCTGGAGGAGATCTAGGTGCCCGTCGGCGCCACGCTCGACGGCGCGCTGATCCACGGTGGCAGCATCGGGGCTGGCGCGTCCGGCACGCTCGCGGTCACGGCCACGCCCGCGACCTACGTGGACGGCACGCTCTCGGTCGACCGCCGCGTGTTCCTGGCGTTCTACTCGCGCGTGCGCCTGACGCGGCCAGACATCACGATGAACGGCGAACTGCTGCCGTACCTCGTGGACTACGTCCAGCTTGACGACACGCTGGCCGACCCGATCCGCTACGCCGCCTTCACCCTCTCAACGAAGCGCGTGGCGTACCACAACCCCGCCTCGCTCTCGAGGGACTCGCTGCCGGTGCAGATCGACCTGTGGTGCGGGCCGCCCGGAACCGTCATGATGTGGACGGCGTTCCACGGCACCACGGAAACCTCGCAGAACACGATGCCCTACCGGCCACGCGGCGCCTTCAAGGCCGTCTCAGACTCGGCGCTCTGGGCCAACACGAAGGGGTGCGTGAACCTCCCGGCGTTCTCCGGGCTGACGCGTGGGGCCATCGTGAAGCTCTTCGCCGAGAGCGCCGGCGTCACGATCTCCAACATCGATGACCTGGGCGGCGGCGTCGTGAACAAGCCGGTCGACAAGGCCGGGATGACCGTGTTCGAGCTCATCAACCAGTACGGCGAGGTCGAGGGGTGGATCGCGCGCGCCACGGAGGACGGCACGGGCCTCGAGGTGCTGGACGAGGATCAGTTCCTCGAGGGCTCACCGATCTTCGTGTTCGACGAGTCCAACTACTTCGACACCCCGCAGAACCTCCCGAACCGGCCCGTGACGAACTGGGTGCTCTCGACCACGGTGATCAACAACCCGACCTCCGACTCGGGCGAGCCGGGCTCGGACTCGGAGATCGTCACGACAACCACGGCAGAGGCTGGCGTCAACGGGAACGGAGGCCAGACGCTCGTCATCACGGAGATCACGACGAACCTCGGCGTCGAGACGATGCGCGTCGTGACCTCCTGGGACACGGTGATCACGCCCGGCGTGGCCGCCACGGACCCGTCGTTCCAGATCGTCAGCCGCGTCCGCACGCAGCAGGTCTGGGCGCCGTTCGACTACGAGGACGCCTACGGGACGCCCCACACGCGCCCGTCCACGATGCTCACGGCCAAGCACGTCACGATCGAGGCGCTGACCGGCATCCCGAACTCGATGGGCAGCGGCTACACCTGGGTACAGGGCGGGAACTACACGACGCCGTACGCCCAGCTCATCCAGGTTCAGACGGAGGACTCGCTCTACACGTGGGGCGATTGCTTCCTCGAGGTGGCCGACACCGTGACGATGGGCTACTACTCGCCGCTGACCGCGGGCACCGGGTTCACCTACTCGGACGGCTCGGTTCGGAACAACGCGACCTTCATCTGGCTGACGATCTTCACGGACAAGAGCGAATGGACCGACCTCTCGGCGGACGCGAAGCCGCGCGTCGAGCAAAAGCTCAAGCTGCAGAAGTGGTACCCGACGTCGCCCGCGACCGAGACGTTCGGCCTCTACTCGATCACGACCAAGACCTTCGCGGCCGGGTCGAACAACTCCTACGCCATCGCGGAGTCCACCGTCGGCGTCGACGGCCAGACCTCCGGCTCCTCCGTCACGCCGGCCACCGGCTCGATGCCGGGCGTCCCAGCGGGCTCCGACACGGTGCCTCAGTTCAGCCAGACGGTCGTCATGGAGGACTTCGACGCCACGGCGGCCAGTGGCTACGCCAAGCGCACGGAGAGCCCTGGCACCTTCGACTACGCCGAGAGCGTTGCGGACCTCGTCCAGATCGCTCTCCGCCGCATCCGCCGCGAGTGCGCCGTCGAGCTCGTCATCAGCCACAACGCCATCCCGTTCCTCCGCGTGGGCGACCACGTGCAGATCACGAACCACGCCCGTTCGCTCATCAGCGCGGACGCCTACGTCTGGGCGATCTCGAGGACCGCTGCGCCGCTCAACGGGGCGATGCGCCAGACCACCACCGTCCACATCCCGCCGGACTGGATCTAGCCATGCCGCTCCTGATCGGCCCCGTCTCGAGCATGGGCACGCCGCCGTCGCCCGTCCCGGTGGCGCGCGACCTCGCCGCCGAGATGCTCAAGATCATCCAGACCGAGAACGCCCGCGGCCTGGAGATCCGACCCGCAACGATGCAGATCGGCTGCGACGGCCAGCCGAACATCAACGCGCTCGACGGCACGGCCTGTAACGGCGACCCGAACGGGCCGCTCGTTCTCATCAACCCCCAGACCCGCAGCGTCTTCACGGCCTACGTCGGGCGCCCGTTCGTCGGCACCCAGGGCCTCGGCACGATCGACCGCACGGTCCTCTCCCCGTGCGAGCAGGAGGCGCGGCGGCTCCGGATGCTCCGCCGCTTCGTCGACAACATGGGGAACGTCTACGACCCCGACGGCACGTTCCTCTACGACGGCGCGACGCCGGCGTGGCTGAACAACGAGTTCAGCTACAACGCCGTCATCGGGCCGACAGGCGAGAAGAGCATCATCCGGATGGACAAGCTCTCGACGCCGACGGCGTTCCGCACGGTGTCGGGCCAGCCGGGAGGGACGCCGCCTGGCGAGACGGCGGTCTACTCGCAGGCATACGTCATCCCGTCAGGCGGCGGGTTCCCCAGCGCCGGAACCTACACGCTCTTCGGTGGTGCCTCCCGCGGCGGCGTCACGGCGACCGACGCCACGGAGTGCACGCCCCAGAACAGCGGCATCGTCCTCTGCATGGAGGCGAAGGCCGCGTTCGACGACGGCCCCGGCGGCACCTACGTCTCGCTGGGACGCACGAACGGCTCGCACGCGATGGTCACGCGGCAGGACTTCAGTCTCGGGCAGACCTGGCGCAAGCCGCTCGCCGTCGACGGCGCCCCGAATCACCTCTGGGCCACGCCGCAGCAGTTCTCCGTCTCGGCCAACAAAGAGGGCCTCTACTTCGTCCAACTCTGGACGACGAGCGACGTCGTCACCGTCGGCGGCCACACGATCGGCGAGGAGTTCAGCACGCACGGCACGGCTGGCTCCCCTCCGAACCCTCGCTGCATGGTCGCCATCCGCGTCAACCCGTCAACGCTCGAGCCGATGATCGTGGAGCGCGTCGTCCTGAATGCGCGCACCGGCTCGACCTTCGCCGTCGCTACGTCCATCGTTCCGTGAGGAGGCACCCGTGGGCTTCGACTATTTCCTGCCAGATGACGTCACCCCGGCAGCCGGGCTGACGTTCGGCCCCACCGCTGCGGGCGCCACGAGTCCCGTCCAGATCCTGCACGTCTGGTACAACAAGGGAACGCCGGGCGGCATCGTCAACAACGTCTCGTTCCAGCTCCTCGACCCGAGCACGGGCGCTTCCAGCGGCCTCAACTGGCAGGACGAGCACTGGGTCGAGATGCGGATCAACGGCGGCTCGAACCCGTCGAACTCCTCGCAGTTCCGGGCCGTCACGACCGACTGGGTCAAGGTCGGGAGCGGCACCGCGCTCCTCGCTCCGAACATCCCCGGCAACTGTGCCTACTTCCTCGAGATGCGCCTGCACCCGCCGATGAAGGACGGCGTCGCGACCGAGACGGTCCCTTTTCGGTTGGCCACCGTCTACAACGACACGGCTTTCGCCCTCGCGCCCGGTATGCAGTTCCTCGGGAGCGGTATTCTGACGGGGGTCGGCGACCGGGCGCTCACCGAGTGGATCGACGCCCCTACGGTCCTCGCCAGCGGGACGCCTGACGCGCTCGTCCACGTCGCCCGGCGCTGGTACCTGGCCAGCGGGATCTCGCTCCGGACATGCGCCACGGACGACCTCACGCTGAACCAGACGGACGGCGCGGCGGCGGCGCTCGTCAGCGGCAAGGAATACAAGGCGGTCATCTCGCAGGCTCCGGGCTCCGGAACGGCTGACCTGGCGGCCACCGTGACGAAGGGCGTCGCGGCCGCCACGGGCGTCTCGATCGCGCCGGCCGTCCCCGCGGGGAACCTCGCCATCGCGGTCGTCACCGTGCACTTCCACGCGGGCGCCTCCGTGATCCTCCAGAACGACATCGTGGTCGTCGCCGTCTCGGGCCGCGGCAAGCCCTCGATCGGCACCGGGCTCACGGTCAACATCGCGGCGTTCCGGGCGTTCGCCGCCGACGGCCTGGTCGTGAACCGGGCCGCCTCTACCGTCGCCGTCACGGCCAGCATCGACAACTGGATCTGGATCGGCGGCTCTGGCGCCTTCACCGTCACGACCACGGCGGCCCAGCCCTACGCCGGCGCGCTCCCGCTCTGCAAGGCGACCGCGGGCGCCTCGACCGTCACGGCGATCGTTGACCTCCGGACGTTCTTCGAGCCGGGGGCCATGCTCGTGCGCCTCAAGTCGATGGTGGCCGCCTCCGGGACGACGAACTTCGACGCCACGGCCATGCCCTCGTTCTGGAACATCGACCGGGTCTACGCCCGCCTCGGGGCCGCCGTGGCGGGCTCCGGGACGACGGAGTTCAACCCCAAGACCTCCGCTGGCGCCTCGATCTGCCCCGCCACGTTCCGGCCCGCCATCGTCGCCGGCCAGGTCGCGGCGGAGGGATACCCGAACGTCACGGTCGGAGCCGCCGACACGTTCCTCGGGGCGCTCTCGAGCGACACGACGCCGGCGGCGACGATGATCGAGGTCGATCTGGTCGTCTACCCGATCGCGAAGGCGGCATGAGCTCAGGGCCGCCCGTCGCCCGCGTCCTCACCATCGGGCGGTGCCCCCGGTGCGGCCGGAAACGGGCCTACGCGGCGTCGGCGGCCGCTGAGGCGCCCGCGTGCCCGACCGGTTGCGCCACGCGGCTCGTCCCGATCGGTGCGCGGCCAGCGGACGCCGCCGCCAGGAGGAAGCCCTGCTGCTTTTCGTTGCGCTGAGCTCCGCGACGGGGGCCCTGGCGCTCCTCGTCTCGCGGGCGTCGATCCTCGAGTGGGCGCGCGCGGCCCTCCCGGAGCGACTCCAGACGGGCGTCCGCTGCTCGTTCTGCGTCGCCTTCTGGTTCGCGTGCGTCACCGTGGCGCTCTACGGGCCGCTGGACGTGGCCGATCACTCGCTGCTGCTCTCGGTGCTCGCGGTGTGGGGCGGCGCCGCAGTCGTCGCGGCGCTCGCCACCCTCTGGCCGGACGCCGCTTAGGGCTTCGGCGGCTCGGCTTCCAGTTCGCGGCGGATCTTCGCCGCCTGGACGCTCTTTTTCTGCATCGCCCGGTAGTGCTCAGGCGCCCGGCGCTTCGCGGCTCCACGGCCAGCGGTTCCACCGCGGCGGCCAAGCGCTACGGCGGCCTTGTTTTTCGTCTCGTCCGTCATGGTCATCTCTTTCCTACGAAGAAGGTTAGCACGCCAGCGCGGCGCGCCTGTTCGATCATGTTAGCCGTCCCGGAGCCGCCTGGAAAGGCCAGGAGGACGTCCGGTTCCCACTTCAGGATCTCCGCGTTGCGGAGCGGTCCGGCGGAGGGGCCGTAGACGTCCCACTCCGCGACGAACACCTCGATATCCCAGCCCGCGCTCTTGCCGTACGCCCTGGCCAGCGCGTCCGCGCCAGCGGCGTCGCCCACGAGGAGCGTGACGTCCCGGAACAGTTCGAGCGCACGGCGCACCATCGCCTCGTCCGTGTACGTGCGGCCGCCCGTGACGGCGATCTTCACTTGAGACCCGCCCGGATGTTCTGCGCGAGCTCCTCCAGACCCTCCGCGAGGGCCAGGTCGAGCGGGCCGAGGTAGACGACAATCCGCGACCAGCCGTCCGACTTCCGCCCCTCCACTCGGTGCGGTTCCCGCGTGTAGAGCTGGGCCTGAAGTTCGTCGCCGTAGCGGTACGACCCGCGCTGGATCGTGAGCGAGGCGACGCCGTCGACCATCAGCTTGCGATCCTTCACGGCGACCTCAGCGCGGCCGCGTGGCCGCTCGAGCATCGTGAAGGTGACGCCTCCGGCCGTGTCGCCCTTGCGCGTGTCGACGCGGAGGCGGCTCATGCCCGGCTGCTCATGGGTGCTCCTTCTGGCCGGAAACGCCGGCCGCGTTCGTTTTTCGTGGTTTCGTGGCTTTCGTGACGACGAGCGCGCCGCCGCCGTTGCCCTCGTCGTCGCGCCAGGCGGCGAGGTGCACGCGCTGGCCGTTCGGGCACTGGAAGATCAGGACGGGGGCGGCGTCCACGTCGTGCGGCCCCATCGGCTCGACGGCGACGCCGACGACGGTGGCCCCGATGAGCGGGTCCAGGGTTTCGTGCACGTAGCGGAGGTGCTGGGGGTTCACGCTCACGGCGTCCACCCGTGGAGGGCGTGGTCGATGGCCGCGAGGATCTCGCCGTGGACATCCTCATCGAGGACCGTGTCGAACCCACCGCTGCGGATCTTGTGGAGGAGGTCGAAAAGTTCCCGCTCCTTCTCCGTCGCCGGTTGCGCCGCCTTCGGCATCCCGAAGTTCGCGAGGTACGCGGCGTCGAGGTCGTCGGCCTTGAGCGCCATCGGGTGCGGCGAGGTCACGAGCGACTGCACCTTGTAGAGAAACTCCGCGTCGGACCGGAAGGACGCGCCCATCTCGCCGTCGCCCTCATCGATCGTCTCGACGCCGATGGAGAGTGCCGCGACGGCCTCCGGTGTCCGATCGGCGTAGTAGTTGAACGGGCCGATCATCACCTGATGCTGGCCGTCAGCGCACGGGACGAAGATCGTCCCGCACCCGCCGCCGGTCTGGTCGAAGGCGGGCGCGAGCCCTGCCCGCCTGAGAAGCGCGAGGAGCGCCTTCGCGGTCGTGGTGGTCGTCACGGCGTCACGCTCCGATCGCGGAGTAGTACCCGCGAGCGCGCACGCGGACGCGCCCGTTCGGGAGCGGTTCAAAGGACGGGACGGACCCCGTGAAGTAGACGACGGCCTCGCTGATCTCCTCGCGGTTCGCCGTCGCGGCGACCGTCTTGTTCACTGGCATCTTCCAGTTCTTGCGGTTCGCGACGAGGTTGAACGCCGCCGTCAGTCTCGCGTGGTTCGCCTCGTAGTTCGGGTCGTGCACGTTACGCCTCCTTCGTGAACGGGGCGGGGACTTCCGTGAGCGTCGAGGTCGAGGGGGCGGCGTAGTCCGCTGCGGTCGCGTGACCCGTGGCGATGCGTGCCGTGCGTGCGCGCTTCGCGTCGCCGGGATGGAGCATGAGGACGAGCGAGGGGAGCGCCTTGACGGGGTAGAGGCGCGTCTCCGTGCCACGCGCCACCATGAGGCGCCCCGTGTTCGTGATGCCGCTGACGGTGTCGCCCTTGATCGGCTTGCCGAAGTCCTCCGCGTCGAGGCCGTAGAGCGGCGCGAGGATGGCGAACTTGGCACGGTCCGACTCTTCGCCCGCCGTGGCGCTGACCTTGAACTTGATCTCCTTGCCACGCTCGTCGAACACGATCGCGCCCGTGACCTTGATCGTGAGGCCCATCTCAGCGGAGAGGGCGGCGAGGTGCGCGTCGAGCGCCATGCGGAGGGACTTGGCACCGTTGCGGTCGAAATTGAAAGTCGTCATGAGATCGTCTCCTTCTTGTTGGGCGTGATGTGGATCGTGTCGCCCGTGGGTGAGGTGAACTTGTAGTAGCGCGTGTCGGAGGTGCGACCCGCTGAGAGGATCGCGGTGAGCGTGTAGGGCGTCCCCTCGACGGTCAGCACATCCCCGATGGCGGGGGCGGCGGTCGGCGCGAGCGGCGCACCGGAGCGGGTGGCGTCGCTCACGACCGCACCGACCACTCAAGCATCGTGGCGACCTTGTCGCGTCCCAGTCTGTCGAGGTAGGTGGCGAGCGCCTTCGCGGGCACACGGCCATAGCGAGCGTCGGAGGCGTCTGCCGCCCACCGCGTCATCTTGGACCGGAGGATGTCCTCCGTCTCCCACACGGAGTAGCCACGGGCGAGGCAGACCTTCGCGCACGCGGTCCAAGAGGAGAAGCGGTCGGCGGAGTAGGCGTCGCTGCAGCGTTCGGCAACGGCGGTGGGGGTCGGGGCGGGGTGGGTCGTGGTGTCGTTCACAGGAATCAATATAGGCCAACACAAGCGCTTGCGCAAGGGAAAAGCGACATGGCCCGTAAGCGTTGCAGATTCGCGGGTTACGGGGCAATTCGCCTCGTCGGCACGTAGGGAACCTGTCGGAGGCCCGGCGTGGGGGTCGCCGTGGGGGCCGTGGCGGGCGCTGGCGTGGCCGCTGGGCCGCTCGCGGGCGTCGGCCAGGGCGTCGGGGTGGCGGTCGGCGTCGGGGCCACGGTCGCCCCGAAGAAGCCCTCCGTGGGCGTGCAGAACCGGAGGACCGTCCCCAAGAAGGGCTGCTCGCGGTACTCCGTGAACGCGGGGCACGCGACGGGCGGCACGACGCAGCGCCAGCCCGCCTCCGTCGTGATGCCGGCGTCCAGCGGGTACGGGACGCCCACGAGGCCCACGCCGCACGGCGGGTTCGGCATGGAACCGATCGCGCCCTGCGGCTTGCGCGAGGTGGCGGCGATGACGAGGAGGGCGGCGAGGAGATGCGTTCTCATGCGGTCCCTTTCTTCTTGCTGACGCATAGACATCCGCCCAGCGTCAGGCAACGCGGGCATCTCGGTGAGGGCTCGAGGGCCGCGTTCAGCTTCGCGGTGGCGCGACCGAACGCGTCGTGGCCAGCCTTGCCGGTGCCTCGCCCGCTGTCGGTTCCATCCGGGTTCTGGTAATACTCGCCGTCCCCGTAGCCGTTCGTGGCGACGGCGATCAGTTCTCGCGCTTCGGCCTCCGTGAAGGTCACGGTCAGAAGGCGCTGGCTCATTCGTGATCCTTCTTGACGCGCGCGGCCGCGCTCGAGCGTTCCGCGTCCGTCTGCGGCGTCGAGGCGCCGTAGAAGTCCGCGACGGTCCGGTCGTAGGAGTCCTCGCCGTGGGCGCTGGCGCAGTCGTCGGAGCAGTGCGAGGGCTCCCGCGTGTCCCTCGAGTGCGCCTTGTTCGGCACGCCGTGGAAGTCGTAGGCCGCTGCGACCTTCTTGCACCGGAACCACGCGCACTCGACGGGCCTCGAGGCGGCGAACCGGTGCGCGGCGTCCGCCAGCGCGTCGGCCGCGAGCTCGCGCGGGTCCATCGGGAGCCACTTCAGGAAGTTCTCCGCGACCTCGCCGGCGCTCCAGTCGTGCCCCTTGTCGATCTCCGTGAAGATCGGCCCGAACGCCGTGTCGGTCGTCCCGCAGACGAGGACGGCGCGCTCGCTCTCGCGGTCGTACACGATCTCGACGCTCACGGCTTCACCGCCGCCGCTTCCAAGCGTGCGCCCAGTCGTGCGGCGGCGGCGTTGATGCAGTCGCTCGTGCGGTCGGTCATCCCGTACCGCATCTTGCAGTCGTAGAACACCGCACGGGCCGACGCGGGGGACGCATCGACCTGCCGCTGGAGTCGCTCCGCCGCGCTGACGGCGCTGTCGTACGCCGCCTCGAGCGAGGGGACGCGCGGAGCGGTCGACTCGGCGGCGCTGAATCCAGCGGCGCCCTTGATGCCCAGCTTCCGATCGCGGGCGACATCGGCCAGCGTCCGCTGCGCATGGGGGGTCGGTTGCGCCGTCTGCGCGAGCGCAGGAGCGGCGAAGAGGAGGGCGATCAGGACGCGTTTCATGTTCATTCTCCTGCGGCGTCGCGCCGCGCGTCGTCATCGGGTTCGGGCGTGTCGTCGGTGGGTTCTTGGTCGGCGTCGATCGCCGCGGCTTCCTCGATCACGGCGTCGGGCACGGTCGACACCGCCACCTCGACGCCGTCCCGCATGGCCGCGACCGGCACCGGGTCGGGCCACTCCTCCGGGTCGAGCCGCGTCGCCGGGTGGTGGCGGCCCTCGTAGCGGAAGGCGACCTCCCACTCGACGCCGTCGCGGTGGACCGTATTGAATCGGCTTTTCGTGCTCATGGGTTCCTCCACGCCCGAAATATAACACCGCGCAACCGCTTGCGCAAGGGGTGCCACGGGGGGGGCCTCCCGGAGACAGTGCGGGCAGAGGCCCGCCGTCGCGAGTTCCTCGACGGTCGGGAACCGGATCATCGCGTCACGCACTCCTCGCGGCCCAGCGCGACGTCGATCCTCTTGGCCAGCGTGTCGTGCGCGACGTACCAGCGACGCGTCCCCTGGAGCGCCCGGCGCGCCTCCGCGAGAATCCCCAGCGACTCGTGCGCGATGATGGCCGTGAGCTCCAGGGCTTGCCCGTCGAGTTCGAGCCGCTCGCGCAGTCGCTCGATTTCCGTGGCCAGTTCCTCCACGGTGGCCATCGCGTTCAGGCCGTACCGCGGGCACGAGCACGACGCGCAGCCGTACGGGTAGAGGTGGGCGGCCTCGCGGTGGCCGCAGACGCAGAAGGGGGTGCTCATGCGCCACCCCCCGCCGCCTTGCGCGCCGTCGCTCTGGCGACGAGTTCCTTCCACGGGGTCGTGACCTTGCCGGTGTCCTCGATCTTCGAGACGAGTCGCTCGGCGGTGTCGTCTCCGATCTCGAGGTGCGGCACGCCGGTCGAGGAGCACGTCACGCAGACGGCCTCGTGGATCTTGCCGTTCGGGTCTGACCCGGCGCGGTCGTACGGCACGACCTCCCCGCGCCGGTTCATGCGGCCCTCGAACAGCAGCTGGCATTCGATGCAGCGGAAACGGTCCCTCATCGCGTGCCCCTGAAGAGTTCGGCGTGCATGGCCTCGCGGTGCCTCAGATTGATGTTACCGGTCTGCTCCTCCATCCGGGCGTACCCGATGAGCGTCCAGAGGCGGACCGCCTCCTTCGCGAACTTCTCGACGAGGATCGCTTTCAGATGGGGCGCGCTGATCTCAGCGGGCTGGAAGCGCGTCGGGGCGACCCCTGATCTGTCGGCGGGCAGCTGGGTACGACGGACGGGGGCGCGGTATTCGTTGTTGCGGATCATCGGTTCTCCTTCTTGCCGGTCTCTGCCGGCGTTGCGTCAAGGCGGGGGCGGCCACGGAGGATCGGGGCGTCGAGCGGGATGCCCTGACGGCGCCGGCGACGCCAGAGGGTGGCGTTCGCGTGGGCGCGGCGGCACGGCGCGCAGCGGCAGCAGTAGTGCGTGTAGCGGTTCGTCGTGCCGTGGGCCGGAGGCGGCGTCCGCGGGATCGGGAGCCCCATCCGGTCGAGCGCCAGTGCCACGCGTTCGGCCCGGAGCCCCACGGCGCGCGCGAGGCTCGACAGGTTACGGGCGCCCGGAAGCGCGGCGCGGATCATCGTGTCGGCCAGCGTCGTCTCCTCCGGTCGGCGGTGCAGCTTGTGCAGCTTCATCACCTGTCGGACGCGCTCGCGGGAGATCCCGAGGCGCCGGGCGGCCTCAGCATAGGAGGCGGAGGTGAGCGCCGCCGTGATGATCTCGCGGTGGCGCTCAAGGTCGGGCGGGGTCGGCATCTCAGTCTCCCTCTTCGCTTGTTTTCGGCGCGGTCGAGATCCCCAAGATGAACTCGACGTCGAGCACGGAGCCGCTCGCGAGGTCGTCCCAGTTCTTCATGATGTGCGAGTGGGCGACGGCCATCGTCCGGTTCTGCCACGCGTGCGGGTCGTACTCCGCCGCGCCGCCCTCGAGCCGCGTGAGGAGCACGAGCGCGGAGCCCATGCCGTAACCCGCGCGACGGAGGAGCCACTGGTCCCGCGCCTCGCCGCCGATGCAGCGCACCGCGACGCACGGGATGAACGTCATCGCGTCCCGGACCTCGAATGTCTTAGCCGCGAGCATCGTCGTCCTCCTCGTCGGCGTCCCGGAGCAGGGCCGCGTCCGCCACGTACACGTCCGGCCAGTAGACGATGAGGCCGCGCCCCATCGAGTCCGTCTTGATCTGCTCGTCGCCGTCACCGAGAGAGGCGAGGCGGTCGTCGCCAGAGGACTGGCACCTCTCGCCCAGCGAGAAGAACACGCTGGCGATCTGCGCGGAGTTCTCGAGGTCGACCCCGACGCAGTCCTTGCCGTACATGCCGCGCCCGGAGTAGCTGCGGAGGCGCGTGTCGAAATCGGAGAGGAGGTCGTTGAGGGTGGCGACCTGTTTCGCGGTGAGGTTCATGTCGTGCTCCTTGTTGCCGAATCTTTCGGCGGGGGCGAATATAACGCGACCCAACCGCTTGCGTCAAGTGGCGTCGATGCCGTAACATTCCGACCGATGGAACGAACGCACGGGCCAGCGCTCAACCGGCCCAGAAAGGACGACAGATGATCCTCAATCTCTTCGTCAACGACCGCGACCCGAAAGTGGCCGCGGCACTCCTCCGGGCGAAGGCGCGGCTGAAACTCGAGGGGCGCGTCTACGTGCGCGCCCACACTCGCGTCGGCCCCGTCGCGTGGTTCCGCACCGGGAACACGGCGCACCGGTTCGCGGAGAAACGGCGCGAGGCCGCACGCCTCGACCTCATCAAGCAGAAGCAGCGGGGTGTCGCGTGGTAGCGCCGGCACCGCTCACGCCCGGCATCATGTCGGAGAGCGAGCAGGAGGTCTACCAGCGCGCCCGCCGCCTCTGGTTGGCCGCCTCGCTCAAGCGCCGCGCCGACCCGGATCTCGCGCCCTCGCTCGGGGCGAACGTCGACGCGACGCAGACTCTCGGCGCACGGCTCGTCCTCATCATCCGCGCCTTCTTCGGGGCGCACCCGTGAGCGTCCTCTCGCCGATCCCTGGCGACGCGCTCCTTCTCGGCATCGCGATCGTGTTCGGCGTCATCGCGGTGATCTCTGGCCTCGCGTTCATCATCCTCATCGTCGTCAAGGACAACCAGAAGCGGCACGACCGCTAACAAGAAAGGGAACACCACCATGCTGACCGAAACCGAAAAAGCCACGCTCGCCACGGACGCGCGACCGGAAGTCGTGGAGCGACTCGTCGCGGCCGTCGAGGCGTCCCGCCGGTCCAAGTACCGGGGCACGACCACCTACCACCGCGTCATGTCTGAGTTGATCCTAACCGCCGAGCGTCGCGGCCTCACGACGTACAAGACGGTCGCCGCGATCATGGGGCTCCCGGAGTCAGGGAACTACATGCAGAGCGAACTCGGCCAGATCCTCTGGGAGATCGTCACGGACGAGGTCGCGGCCAGACGGCCGATGCTGGGCAGCGTCGTCGTGAAGGCGAACGGCAAGGTCGGGGCTGGCTTCTTCATCGCCGCCCGCGAACTCGGCCGCCTCGACCGCTCCGCGAGTCTCACGGACGAGACGTTCTTCCTCGAGGCCGAACGCCTCGCGACCTACGACGCGTGGGCGAGGCCGACCGCATGAACGGCATCGGCTACGGCCTCCTCGTCATCACCGTCCTCCTCGTCTGCGAGGCGCTCGACCGACGCGCCAGACGGAGGAACCGATGAACGACCACCGCCCCCGCTACATGGGCTGGCCCGACCTCATCCTCTGGACGATGCTCGCCGTCGGCGTCGTGGCGAAAGTCGGCGCCGACAACCAAGAGAACCGCACGCTCGCCGTGCTCCTCGGCATCATGCCGCGGCACCCGATCCTCGACCCAGCGTGGTGCGTCCTCATCGCGGCGGCCATTCTTCTTCTCGGAAAGCTCGTCAGCGACGCCCACAGAAAGGACACCTAATGCCCCACTTCCGCACGCTCTACGACGCGAACTATCTCTACGCCCACGACCTCCAGGAACGCGACGTCACCGTCACGATCAAGCGGTGGGACGGCGCGAAGGTCAAGAACAAGGACAAGACCGAGCGCAAGCCGATCCTCTTCTTCAAGGAGTCGAAGGACGGGCGCGGGCTCGTCCTCTGCGTCACGAACGGCAAGACGATCGCCCGCATGTACGGCAACGACATCGACGACTGGGTCGGCAAGCGCATCACCCTGTTCTCGACGCGTGTCGACGCGTTCGGCGAGACGGTGGACGCCATCCGCATCCGGCCAGGCGTCCCGCCGGCGAAGGTGAAGGCGGGCGAGTTCAAGGAGGCGGAGGAGGCACCCGCACCGACGCACGCGCTCGCCGCTGGCAGCGTGGACTCCGCACCGCTGGGCCGCGAACCTGGCGACGACACGGACGAGTAGATGCGGAACTGCGCACCCGGCTGCGGCCACGTCCACTTCTCAACGCTCAAGTACATGGCGCAAAGTCCGAAGCACTACCATCACGCGGTCACGGTCGGCATCGAGGACACGACGCAGCTGATGCTGGGCCGCGTCGTGCACGCCCTCGTCCTCGAGGACGAGCCGGAGCAGACGTTCGTCGTCTGGGACGAAGGCATCCGCCGCGGCAAGGCGTGGGACCTCTTCAAGAACGACCACCGTGGCCTCGACATCGTCAAGCCGCAGGAGATCGAGGACGCCAGAGGAATGGCGGCCGCCGTGAAGGCGAGCCCCGCCGCGATGTTCCTCCTCGACGGTCAGCATGAGGTGACGATCGACTGGGAGTTCATGGGCCGGCGGTGCCGGGGCCGCGCCGACGATGTCCGCCTCGACCGGCCGCGCCTGACGGAGCTCAAGACGAGCTACGACGTCAGCCCCCAGCGGTTCCCCAGGATCGCCCGGAACATGCAGTACTTCGCGCAGCTGCCGTGGTACGCCCTCGGCGCACGGGCTGGCGGCCTGTTCCCTCCTGGCGCGCCGTTCCCCGACCTCTACATCGTGGCGGTCGAGAACAAGCCACCGTACGATGTGACGACCTTCCAGATGCAGCCGAGCGCCATCGAGTACGGCGAGAAGTGCTACCGGCTCTGGGTCGAACAGGTCGCGATCTGCGAGGCGTCGAACATGTGGCCCGGATACGGCGACGGCCCCCACCCTCTCGAAATGCCGGAGGAGTCGTTCGACTTCCTCACGAGTAGCATCGGCGGCGCGCCGTTCGCGTCGGAGTAACAAGGAGGACACCCAGTGGAAGGTTCCGAAATCATCGACGCGTTCCTGAACAGCAAGAAGGCCCTGAAGGAGCGACTCACGGAGATCGACAAGACGCTCGTCGCCCTCCAGGCGGAGCGCAAGAACGTCAAGGGGCTGCTCAAGGGCACGCCGCGCGGAGCCGCGAAGGAGAAGGGCGAGGCGAAGCCCCGCAAGCCCCGCAAGCGCGGCCTGCGGCCCGCCGCCACTCCTCCCGCGACGGCCACGGCGTAACACCCACCCGGCTGGGGAGGTGGTGCGGCTGCACCCCTCCCCTCCCTTCTTTCTCGCAGCCAGAAAGGGACACCATGCCGCGCAAGCGCCTCCCCCGCCACGGGATCTTCCGGAGCGGGCACCACGACGACAACCACGCAGCCATCGCTGCGGCGCTCTCGCTCTACGGTCCGGAGCCGATCGACACGACGAAGGTCGGCGGCGGCTTCCCGGACCTCTGCTGGTCCTTCCAGGGCCAGACGATCCTGCTCGAGGTCAAGGGGCCAGACGGCACGCTCACGCCGGCGCAGGAGCGGTTCCACCGTGAATGGCGCGGCGGCCCGCTCTTCATCATCCAGGGGATCGACGACATCCCCGCGATCATCGCCAAGATCCAGGCCCCGCTGATCCGCCGCCGGGTGATCGGGTGATGGTCGACCTCGTACCGGAGCGCCGGATGCCGACCTATTCGATCTTCTTCCTCGTCCTCGCCGGCGGGCTCCTCTGGATGCTCGCGGAGCTCCTCGCGTGAGCGACGGACTGATCCCCGTCGTCACGTGCCCCGACTGCGGGGCGACGATCATCCGCGACGGCCTCGTCCGCCTCGACCCCGTGGCGACGACGGACCCCCGCGCCCGCTGGACCGTCTCGATGATCTATGGGCGCCCCCACGCGGAGGCGGCAGCCGACCAGTCGGACAGCCCCCTCTTCCCGCAGCTTCGGTTCAGACTCCACGGCATCCAAGCGTGCGCCGAAGAGCGGCGTAAGAAAGGCACCCCGTGACGAACGACCCCACGATCGTGCGTGTGGAGAAGGGCCTGCTCGGCGCCCTCATCCTGACGAACACGATGACCATGTGCGCCCGTCTCACGCCCGACATGTTCTCGAGTCCGAAGCGGGCGGCGATCTTTCGGATGATGCAACTCCACGACAAGGCCGGGAAGGGATTCGACGCCGTCACGCTCGCGGCCGACCTAGAGCCCGGACCGGAGCCGCCGCCGAAGATCGGGTGGCTTCCGCTCCTCGCCTCGTACCTGGACGACTGCTGCGCTGGCCTCGAGCGCGAATACGCGAACATCATCCTGCGCAACCACGCGGAGACTTCGGCCCGGACCGTGCTCGAGACGATCCGGTCAGCGAGGGGGACCGGACGATGAGCGACGATCTGATCCAGCCCGACCTTTTTCCTGAGCTCCCGCCCCAGCCGGTGCCAGCACCGATGCCGACCCCGCCGCCGCCAGCCCCAGAGGAGGATGTGGACCCGGAGCCGGAGCACGCGCCGGAGACGACCGACGACACGTTCCCGTTCGATCTCGAGGAGCCGGAGTCGGTCGACGACCTCGGGGCCGAGCGGTTCTGCAAGCGGTGGGGCCTCCCGTTCCCTGGCGAGCCGCTACGGGCGACGGGATGACGGACGTCCCGGTCGAACGCCCGCCAGACGCGCCGCGGTTCTGGACGCTGCGCACCGTCTGCAAGGACTGCGGGGCGACATCCGAATGGCGGGCGGAGCCGTACGGCAAGATCCGCGAGCACAAGTGGATCTCCTGCATCTATCGCCAGCTCGCCCGCTGGCTCCTGAACAAGGCCGACACGTACGACCGGGTAAAGGAAGAATCCTGACCTTACAACCGCGGCGGCGTGGCCGCACTAACAAGAGGAGCATGGACATGGACGGTCACATCAAGGAAGCGATTGCCGGGCGGGCCTCCGAAGGGTGGTGGGACCCGACCGCCAACCAGCAGGCGGAGTTCTGCGCGGAGAACGGCGTCCCGCAGGAATACGCCGAGGGCTGGCCCGGCGGCGACGTGCCGAACGAGCCGAACACCTGGCAGGCCGTCATCAAGGCCCTGCCGACCGACGCCAGCGACGAGCTCCTCAAGAGCTACGCCTCGATGGGCTACACCCGCGACGGCCACCGCGCCTCCTGGCAGGAGTCGACGCTCGCCACGGCCCGCAAGAAGTGCACCCAGCTCGTCACGGCGACCACCCCGGAGGAACAGGACGAGATCGCCGGCGAGGGCGCGCGCAACCTCCCGACCGAGTCGGTCCGCATCCTCCTCCTCGGCCAGAGCGCCGTCGCCTCGGCGTACTTCGGCCCGCTGAAGGACAATCCGACCATCTCGAACGCCGCGAACTACTGCGTCGGGATCGCCGTCTCCTCGGCCTCCGGCGCCCAGCCCTGACAAGGAGCACGACGATGAACAGCCGCTCGCTCGTCCTCGCCTCGATCCTCATGTCGATGTTCGGGCGGGCGGCCCTCCTCGCCGACATCGTCCCGCCGACGCCCGTGCCGACCGCGACGAAGTCTCCGACGCCTCGCCCGGCTACGCCGGCCCCGACGATCGCCGCGACGCCCACGCCGACGGCGACGCATCCGGCCTGCCCGACATGCCCGCCGACTCCAGGGCCCACGCTCGAGCCGACGCCGATCCCGACCACTACGGCGACCCCGACCCCGACCCCGACCCCGCCGTGCCCCGTCTGCCCTGGGACGACTCCCGTGCCCCTCCCGACGGCCACGGCGCCCGCCCCCCAGCCGACCCCCACGGCGGCGCCTCCGACGCCCACGGCCCCGCCCGTTGCGTGCACGGCTCCGCCCTTCCAGTTCGAGCCGCGCCCGCCCGGAGCCGCACGCCCGGACTCGCTCTCGACCGGGTTCACGAACTCGATGACGGTCTACAACGGCGAGCACCGTCTTTTCGTTCAGGAGGCGTTCGGGTATTCGACCCTCCAGATCGACACGCCCGGCGCCCCCACGGCGCTGCGCTACGACGACCTCCGCAACCAGGGCATCGTCGCGGCTGGCGACGGCCAGAGCTACACGTTCGGGAGCCACGTCACGGCGGACGGCCTCCGCGCCGCGATCGGCCTGGGCGGACCCGGTGACGGCTGGGGCGTCGTCGTCGGCACGCTCGACTACGCCGAGGGCTTCCGCTTCACCGGCTCCTTCGGCCTCGACCGGCTCGCCCCGGTGATCGTCCACGCGGGCGGCCGCTACGTCGCGTACGGGATCTCGACGGCGGGCTCCTCAGCCGCAGAGATCACGACGCTCCCGACGACGATGGCGCGCCACAACCTCGACGCGCACGCCGAGCGCCCGACCTGGACCGGCTACCTCCCGCGCGCGGTCGGCGGCTTCCTGCTCTTCCTCAACGGCAGCGGGCTGACGATCGTGGACGCCTCGAACCCCGGACCCGCCGGCGCGCTCACGAACGGGATGCCGACGCGGGTTCTCTCGCCAGTCGATCTCGGTGGGCGCGGGATTCAGTATTACACCGCCGCGACGGATGGCGGCCCGAACCTCCGCGTCCTGATCGAACTACGGCCGCTCACGGGCGAGGCGTCGTACACGTACGCCCTCGTCTCCGTCGTCCGCACCGGCCTCACGGCGACGCTCATGGGCTCGTGGAAGATCCCGACCGCTCCGGGTGAGACGTGGGCGCCGGCGGGGGTCTCCGCCGCGATCTCGAACGGTCACGTCTTCATGCCAGCGCTCCGGATGTCGCCCTCGTACCAGGCGAAGGCGTACGTCGCGCCGATCGGCGGGTTCCCCGGTGTGCCAGTCCTGACGACGACGACTGGGGTGGGCTTCGGGATGCCGACGACGACGAAGGGCGAGTACGTCTACCTCCCGACCGGGCCGGCGGGGTTCGTTTTGCCGTGTGGTCTCCGGTGATACCCGCGCGAATTTCCGCGAAGTTCACTAAGGATTCATCGGGCTGTTGGCTCTGGGGCGCCGCGAAAGACGGCCACGGTTACGCATCTGTTGGATTCAGCGGAACGGTGCGTCGCGCGCATGTGCTGATCTACGAACTACTCATCGGGCCGGTGCCTGACGGGCTGGAACTCGATCACCTATGCCGGGTGCGTGCATGTGTGAACCCGGCGCATCTGGAGCCGGTCACGAAGCGCGAGAATATTCTGCGCGGCGTGGGGCCGACCGCTATCAACGCTGCGAAGACGACATGCCCGAAGGGCCACCGGTACGATGGCGACAACGTAGCGCCATGCAACGGCGGGCGCGGGCGCAGATGCCGACAGTGCAACCGCGAGCGCACGAGGAGTACGGCCCAGCGTGTGGCCAAAAGCAAAGCTCGCTGCGAGGTGCTGCGCCTCCGACGCATCGAAGATCCGGCGTGGCGGGCCGCCGACAACGAACGTCAACGACACCGATACCACAGACGCAGACAGGTGCCGCCGTGAGTCGGATCGACTGGCGCGCCGCCGGAACCGTAGCGCTCGGCGTGCTGATCGGCGTGCTCATCATGGCGACGATCTACCTGCTGGTTCTGATTTTCGGCACTCCGTCGGGGGTTGCACAGTGATCCCCCTTGCGCAACCGCTTGCGGTCGTCTATCGTGCCGTTCCCCGATAGGGCGTTAACGCCCAGAAAGAGAGGACCCATGAAGAAGGGTTCCGTAACCGGCGAGCGGGTCATCGTGCGCCACCCGCTCCGCCGATGCGAGTGCGGCTGCCTCGCCGTCCGCCACCCCTACAACCCGCGAACCGGTGAGCGCGGCCCGTGCGCGGCGACGTGCCCGTGCCGCCAGTTCGCGCCGAAGAACGCGAGGGCCGCATGAGCGGCACGCGCCTCGCGAACCTCAACTGGGTGCCCGGCGACGAGGCGGGGCAGGCTCCGACATGGGAGCGGGTGAACACGGCGATCCTCCTCGACATCCGCGACGAGCTCCGGAAGATGAACCAGACGCTCCGATGCCCGGACTTCCAGAGCATTCCGCGCGTCCTGAAGGAGATCAGGCGGAACACGACGAAGCCGAAGAAGGCGAAGCCGTGAGCGCCTGCATCTGCACGCCGCTGAAGTGCTTCATGGAGTGCGCCGCGTGCGGCGGGCCGTCGCGCAAGACGCCGTGCCTCGCGGGGCGCGAGCCAGAGCTTCTGTTCAAGAAAGACGTTCCGCTGGCAGTCGAGCAATTCGCCGAGAGGTGGCACGAGTGCTACCAGATCGGCAACGCCATCGTCTGCGACGGGCGCGGCAAGACCACGCGCCGCCACGCCCCGTGCCCCTGGTGCTGCGTCGCCGTCGAAGGCGTCTACCCGAAACCCTGGCCGCTCATGCTCATCACGGAGATCCACAGCGGGTACTGCGCGCCCGACTACGTCTGCGGGCGCTGCGGGCAAGACGGGAACTACGAGGAGGAGAAGCTGCGCCGCGTGCCCGACGCACGGCGCGAGGAGAACAAGAAACGCGTGCGGCTCTTCGGGGCGGCCCGATGATGGTGATGCCGGCGAGCAACATGTCGTCCCTCACGAAGCAGCTGGGGCGACTCTGGCCGGGGCGCATGGGGCTCCTCTTCGGTCCGGGGGACTGGAAGAATCCGACGCACTACCTCCCGTACGCCCTCGACAACGGGGCGTTCCCGGCGTGGCGCAAGGGTCTGCCGTGGGATGAGGAGGGCTGGCTGCGGCTCATGGACAGGGCGGCAGAGGCGAGGACGCGCCCGCTCTGGGCGGTCGTTCCCGACGTGGTCACGAACCGCGAGGCGACGCTCGAGCGCTGGCACAAGTACGCGCCGATGATGAAGGAGCGCGGGCTCCCGCTCGCCATCGCCGTCCAGGACGGGATGACTGCGGAGGACGTGCCGGAGGACGCGACGGTCGTGTTCGTCGGCGGCTCGACGGAGTGGAAGTGGCGGACGCTCCCACGCTGGACCGCACGGTTCAAGCGGGTCCACGTCGGCCGCGTCAACACGCTCAAGTGGCTCATCGAGTGCGAGGATCTCGGCGTCGAAAGCGTGGACGGCACCGGCTGGTTCCGCGGTGATCCGGAACAGACGCGCGAGCTCATCCGCTGGGTCACGGGCACCGTGTCGAAAAACCTGCGGCTCTTTTTCAACGACGACGAGGACGCGGAAGCGCTGGAGGACGATTGATGTTCACGATCTCGAAATCCTTCTCATTCGAGGCGGCGCACTCGCTGCCGTCGCTCCCAGACGGGCACAAGTGCAAGCGCTACCACGGCCACTCCTACGTGCTGACGATGGAACTCCAGAGCGCGGACCTCGATCAGTACGGGTTCGTCGTGGACTACGGCGAGGGACTCGACAAGGTGGCCGACTGGGTGGCCGAGACGGTCGACCACCGGGATCTCAACGAGGTCTTCCGCTTCCACACGAGCGTCGAGAACCTCGCCTTCTGGATCTTCTCCGACTGGCGCGAGCGCATTCCCCAGCTCGTCGCCGTGCGCGTCTCCGAAACGCCGCGAAGCTGGGCGGAGTACCGGCCGTGAGTTACCGGAACAACTTCTGCTGCCGTCTCGACCCGGTCGTCCTCGAGGCCCTCCGCGAGCGGCACCGCAGAACGGGCGAGACGCTGGGGCCGCTCGTCTCGACCCTCGTGGCCGCAGGGCTCGGCCTCGACCCGATGCTGCGCGCGGCGTCACGGCTCCGCCTGGGCGCGGCGGTCACGCATCCGGGCCGCGTCCCGGTCGCGCCGCCATTCCGTACCTATGACGACACGCCGATCGGTGCCCGATGATTCTACTGGGAGATTGTCGCGAGCGGATGCGCGAGCTCGACGCGGCGAGCATCGATAGCGTCGTGACAGATCCGCCCTACGGCCTCTCGTTCATGGGGAAGGAATGGGACCACGGCGTGCCCGGCGTCGAGTTCTGGCTCGAGGCGTTCCGCGTCCTCAAGCCCGGTGCGCACCTCGTCGCCTTCGGCGGCACGCGGACCTTCCACCGGCTCGCCGTCGCGATCGAGGACGCGGGGTTCCAGATCCGCGACTGCCTGTCGTGGATCTACGGCAGCGGATTCCCGAAATCGCTCGATATCTCGAAGGCGATCGACCGCGGGCACCGCAAGGACGAGACGGGCAAGGAGTATGTCTGGTCGCCGCTGAACGCCCCGACCGGTGACGTCTACGCCGTGACCGGATTCCTCAAGGCCGCGCGCGACAAGGCGGGCAAGACGAACCGGGAGATCGACGCCCTCTTCGGGTTCAACGGGATGGCCGGGCACTGGACGTCCTGCGCCTCGCAGCCGGAGGTTCCGAACTGGCCGGTCTGGGCGCGCCTGAAGGAGTTCCTGGGCTTCGGTGACGAGCTCGATGAGCTGGTCGAGCGCCTCAACGGCGGCAAGGGCGACCGGTCGATCGAGAACACGGCGCTCGCCGCGCGCGAGGTCGTCGGCGCGCATGAGGTCGCGGCGGCCGCTCAGACCTGGAAGGCGAACTACGGCCTCGAGGCCGACACCTCGACGGGCAAGCCAATCTACGGCGGCGGCGCGACCGCTGCGGCCCGTGCGTGGGCGGGCTGGGGGACGGCCCTGAAGCCAGCGTGGGAGCCGGTGATCCTTGCCCGCAAGCCGGTCGCGGGCACGATCGTCTCGAACGTGCTCGCGCACGGCACGGGGGCGCTCAACGTGGACGCGTGCCGGATCGGGACGGACGGGGGCACCGGGAGCACGGGCGAGCCGAACCGCAAGAATCAGGTCTACGGCGACGGCATGGGCGGACTTCCGGCCGTACCGCTCGGGGCTGGTCGCTGGCCCGCGAACGTCTGCCTCGATGAAGAGGCGGCGCGGCGACTCGACCGGATGAGTGAGATGGCCCCTGCGAAGGATTCACGCACTGGGATCAAGGGCGGCAACGGTGGCGCGCTCGGGGCGTTCGCCGGATCGACCGCCGACGGTGTCGGAATGTGGCCCGCCGATCCTGGCGGCGGCGTGTCCCGCTTCTTCTTCGTCTCGCGCGACGGCGAGCCGCCCGCCTCGACTCCGCGCAACGGGTCGGGCGACGCGGCGCAGCTGGACTTGTTCGCCATGCCGGAGGAACCGGCCGCGACGGCGCCGCCGCCAGTGGTGCCAGAGCCGGAACCGCCGGCCCCGCCCGGCGATCCGCTCGACGGCGAGACGCGCTTTTTCTATTCGGGTAAGGCGTCCGCGTGGGATCGCAACGAGGGCCTCGACGGTCTGCCGGAGCGAGAGGCGCAGAAGTGGAACAGCGGCGGCATCGACGCGCACCGGGCCGAGACGGCGCGGCCCATGCGCAACGTCCACGCCACCGTGAAACCGACCGACCTCATGCGCTGGCTCTGCAAGCTGGTCACGCCGCCCGGCGGTGTCGTCCTCGATCCGTTCTGCGGAAGCGGTTCGACTGGGGTCGCCGCGGAGGCTGAGGGGTTCCGGTTCATCGGCATCGAGAAGGAGCCGGAGTACGCGGAGATCGCCGAGCGGCGGATCGCGAACGTATCGCCCCTCTTCGGCAGCGTCGAGGAGGGCAACCGGTAATGAAGCTGACCCTCGCCCTCGTCGACCTCGCCACGGCGAACGCGTTCGTCCGGGCACTCCACCGGCACCACGCCCCCGTCATCGGCCACAAGTTCTCGCTCGGGGCGGTCATCGAGGACAAGCCCGTCATCTTCGAGAAACTCGTCGGCGTCTCGATCGTCGGTCGGCCCGTCGCGCAGGCCCGCGATGACGGCTACACGCTCGAGGTCACGCGCCTCTGCACGGACGGGACGCGCAACGCGTGCTCATTCCTCTACGGCGCGTCGGCCCGTGCCGCCTTCGCCCTCGGCTACTCCAGGATCGGCACGTACACCCAGCCCGACGAGAGCGGCTCCTCGCTCCGGGCCTCCGGCTGGACGCTCATCGGCGAGCGCGGGAACAACCCCTGGAAGAGCGACCGACCGGGCCGCCACCGCGAGGACAAGCGGCCGCCCTCCGTGAAGCTCCTCTGGGAGCTCGCGAACCCGGCCGCGCCGCCACGCATCCCGCGCATGGCAGAGGTCGAGGCCGCGCGGAGTCTCGACCTGTTCGATGAGGCGGCGCCGTGATGCGCTACCTCTCGGTGTGCTCCGGGATCGAGGCCGCGAGCGTCGCGTGGCGCGATCTCGAGATGGAGCCCGTCGCGTTCTCGGAGATCGAGCCGTTCCCGTGCGCCCTCCTCGCGCACCACTACCCCACCGTCCCGAACTGGGGCGACATGACGAAGTTCAAGGAGTGGCCCGATGCAGCTATCGATCTTCTCGTCGGAGGAACTCCCTGCCAGGCCTTCAGCGTCGCGGGACTTCGGCAGGGACTTGCTGACCCTCGAGGCAACCTCACCCTCACGTTTCTTGCAGTCGCTGAACGCTATCGTCCCGAATGGATTCTTTGGGAGAACGTGCCCGGAGTTCTGTCCATCGACGCGGGGCGAACCTTTGGCTCCTTCCTCGGGGGCCTGGGGGAACTCGGGTATGGGTTCGCCTACCGCGTTCTTGACGCTCAGTATTTCGGAGTGGCACAGCGACGCCGTCGTGTGTTCGTTGTCGCGCACGCTCGAGACTGGCGACGTGCCGCGGCGGTACTTTTTGACGGCGAAAGCGTGTCGGGGAATCCTCCGCCGAGCCGCACGGCGGGGGAAAGAGTTACCGCCGGCGCTCCGGAAGGCGCTCGAGGCGGTGGCGGGGTAGCGGAACTCGCGAAGGCGCTCCGTGCGGCGACGGGCGGCATCGACCGCGAGGACGGGCACACGCTCGTCCCGGTCGGGCTCGCAGAGGTAGCGGACCCGCTGCGCTCCGGCCCTCCCGCCGGCGGTCCGGGCCACGGCAAGGCGAACGGCACCGACCGGGCAACGCTCGTCCCCTACGTCCCGGAGTTCGTCTCGCAGGCCATGAGCGCGAAATGGTCGAAGGGCGCGAGCGGTCCGGCCGGCGACGAGGTCGCGAACCTCGTGGCCACGGCGATTCACGGCGACGTGGCCCACACGATCGGCGCGCACCGGGCCGGGTCGGTCAGCGAGGACGGTTCGGGCCACGGCGTCCCGGTCGTGACGGTCGCCCCGACGCTCAGGGCTGGCGGCAACCGGACGGGCGGCGATCGGCCACCGGGCACGGACGTCGACACGTGCGAGACGCTCATCCCGGTCGTGTTCAAGCCGTCGCACTTCACGCGGGGCAAGGACGGCGAGCCGGGTGAGCTCGTGCCGCCGCTGTCGGCCGATGCGGACAAGGGCGACCAAGATCCGCTGGTTCTCGTGCCGGGGTTCATCAATCCGCGCCAGATCAGGGGCTCGGACTGGTCGAACCAGGTCGGGATCAAGCCGGAGGCGGAGGTCTCCGACGCGCTCTGCAGCGACGGACCGGGGGCGATCCTGGCGCCGACCTCGTTCGACTGGCAGGCTGGCGCGGGCGGCGCCGACACGTCGTTCCGCGGGAAGTCGCGGGCGTACATCGTGGACAAGCCCGACCAGACGCGTGCGCTCACGTCGTGCAAGACGCTGGCGGTGGCGATTCCTGGCGCGCCGCTCCCGTTCGACACGACGCAGGTGACGCATCCGGCGAACCATTCCAACCCGAGGCCCGGCGATCCGTGCCACCCGCTCGCGAAGGGCGGGCACGCGCCGGCGATCGCGTACGACGGCAAGCAGGTTGACTCCTCGGACACGAGCAAGGGGCCGCCGAACCTCGTGCAAGCGGTTGCGGCGGTCCGCCGCCTCACGCCCACGGAATGCGAGCGCCTGCAGGGCTTTCCGGACCGCTGGACGGCGGTTCCGTATCGTGGCAAGCCGGCGGCGGACGGGGTAAGGTATAAGGCGCTCGGCAACTCGATGGCGGTGCCGGTGATCGGGTGGCTGGGGCGCAGACTCTGCGACGTAGGCGGGGAGAAAGAATGAGCGAACCCAAGACGGTGTTCGTGCCGGAGCAAGCGACGGCGGTCGTGTACCAGCATGGCGGCTGGGTCGCGTTCTGGCTTCCGGGCGTGACGGATCAGGTCTGCCTTCGCCCGTCGCAAGCGCATGCGCTGGGCGTGCTCATCCTCAAGGCGGCGAACGAGGCCGAGGAGCAGAGGGTTTCGGACATCGAGGCGATTGCGGCGAAGTGTCAGGCGGCCCACGGGGCCGAGAATGGAGGACGGGATGCGCGGACCGATCAGTCCCCGGTATCTGTCGACGGACCGCAGAAAAAGGTTGCAGCGCCGGATTGATTTTCTGGCGATCCGGATCAACGACCCGACGAGGCCGGAGGCGGCCAAGAGTCACGATCGAGCCGAGAGGGCGGCGGTTGTGGCGGCGCTGGCGACGGTGGATGATCTGTACCGGCAGCTCCTGCTCGAGCGCTCGTCGGCGGTGGCAAGGTGACGGCGGATGGCGACCGGCCATCGGTTCTGACGGACTTAGAGCAGGAGGAATCGCGGATCCTGCTGGATCTCGACCGGGTGCGAGCGGCTCGTGCGCTGGTCGAGGGCGGGCTCCCGACGCCTGGGCTCTTCCTGTCGTACGGGGAGGTCATGCGGCTCCGTGCCGGGACGGGGCCGCGATTCCCGACCGGCTTCTCCAAGATCGACCAGCGGCTCGACGGTGGGCTTTTCGCCGGGAATTTCGTGGTGATCCAGGGCCCGCCGGGTGGTGGCAAGTCGATGCTAGCGACGCAGCTGTCGCTCCATCTGGCGCCGGCGTGTGCCGTGGCCGTCTACTTTTCGGACGAGGGCAACGCGTCGGCGGCGGTGACGATCGCGCAGCAACTCGGGCAGCGGCGGACGGAGATCCTGCGGAACGATCCCGGTGCTGTCGCTGAGGCGGTGGCCAGGATCGACGCGCTGCCGTTCTATCGGATCGTGGATCACTTTCACCGGGCGGCGACGCTCGAGCAGATCGTTGTGGAGCTCGACGCGTTCGCTCCGCCGGGGCTGCAGCGCGTGCTCCTCCTCGACTCGGCCCAGACGCTCCGCCTGGCCGGGATGATCCAGCGCGAGTCGCCGGTCGAGCGTGTCCAGCGGGCCTCGCGGACGGTTTTCGAGTTAACAAGAAAGTACGCGCTGATCACGTTTCTCGTCACGCGCATCAACCGCGCCTCGTTCGGGAAAAAGAACGAGGCCGACCTGACGGACCCGATCGCCGCGGCGTGGGGTGGCGGCATGGAGTGGGACGTCGATCTCATGCTCCACCTCGAGAACAAGGGCACGGAACTGAACCCGAAGGTCCGCGCGCAGATCCCGAAGAACCGCATCTCGGGCTGGACCGGACCGACCCCCCTCGTCCTCGACTGGGCGCGCAAGCGGTTCCTTGAGGAGGACGAGGTCGAATCCGATTCGGACATCCTGGCCAAGAACGAGGCGGCCGTTGCGGCGGCCATGCCGATCGTCGAGGGGATCATCCGCGCCCGCGACGGCGTCTCATGGAACGACGTCCGCAAGGACGCCCACCTCTCCAGCGAGACGCTGCGCGAGGCCCGCGTTCGTCTCCTCCAGACCGGCAAGATCCACTCCAAGCGCCGAGCGGGTCGAGGAGGCGGCGAACTCTGGTACCTCGGACCCAGCCCGCGCACGCTCTTCAGCATCCCACCCGACGACGACCCCCAGGACGAACAGGAGGAATGAGGGGAATGACATTCCGCAGCCTCGCGCTCGCCCTCCTCGCGGCGGCGGGTCAGGGATGAAAAGAAGCGAGCACCGAACCGGGCACGAACCGGTCCCCGTGCTCGGTACGAGACAACCGGTCACCCGGGAATGGGAGCGTAGGTGAAACGCTCCATTCCCGTGACCGGTTCTCGTATGCTCGCAGTGCCCACTTCCGAAGCGAGAACCAAGAACGGCCGTTCGTGCTCACTTCGCCCAGACCGGATGGCCGCGAAACCCCCAGACGGACCGGGCCAGCCGGAGGCCGGATTTCGCGCCTACGCCCGGACGGAGGAACCCATGAGAACCCACCCGCCGCAGACCTCGCACCCAGGACGCCAGCGAACGGCCCCCCCAGACGCCCCGCAGGCGGCTGGAGGCGATCGGACGCCGAAGGCCGGGGATTCGGGCGCGGAGCCGAGGTCGGGGCACCCAGGGCCTCGTAGCGGGCCGGGCCGCTGGCCGAAGCTCGCCGCGGACCCTCCGGACGTTCCGGAGGGGTTCGCCAGGTTCAGCCAGTGGGTCCACGGCCGGTACGACTTCGCGACCTGGCGGGCGCATTTCGAGCGGCAGGGGGTGGCGACGGTCGTCCTCGAGCAGGCCGGGTTCGTGGCGCTGTACCGGCGCGAGCTCCCGGAGCCGGAGCCCTGTCCGATGTGCCGGCACCCTGACCACCGGGCCGGGGCTTGCGGCTGGCCAGGTGGGCGGCCATGCGTCTGCGGCGAACCGGGAACGAGCCTGGGCGAACCGGGCACGAAGGAGTGTAAGTAATGCGGGCACAGACAGATACGTGGCGGCCGGTCGAATCGCCAGCGCTCCGGGCACTTCGCGGCGGCCCCCTGGCGTTCGGCGATCTCCTGGGGTGCGTCCTGGCCGAGTTCTACCGGGCGCCACCGTCCGGGCCGATCCAGGGCGTCTACCGCCGCCGCCTGGTCGAGACGCTCGAGGATCTGCGCCTCCGGGGGTTCGTCGCGTTCGACGACGGAAAATGGCACGCGGTGCCAGCGCCGCCCAGACCAGCCCGCCCCCGCCCAGTGCGACCGCCGCGAACGGGCGTGACGACGGTCGAGGCCGCGATCGTGCGCCTGGCGCCGGACGAGCGCGCCCTCCTGATCGGGCTGCTCCAGGAGGCGCTGAACGCCCTCAGCACCGGGCCGGCGTCCGGGCCGGAGGCTGACGCGCGCGCCCGGCACGGCGAGGAGCTCGACGCCCTCCTGCTCAAGATCCGCCTGACGCCGATCAGGCGCCGGACCTACCAGCGCGGCATCCGGGGCAAGGGTGGCCGACCGCCGAGGCCCAGGCCGTGAGGGGGGGCGGAGGCGAGGCGGCGGGGCGGCGGGGTTGGGGGTCACGCACGAGGCGGTCGGGCGTTCTGGGGCTCGCCGCCGCCGCCGTGGCGGGCACCAGGAGATTTTAACCGAGAGGGGGGGGAAGGCGAATGGCTGAATGCGTGACGCTCTCGAAACGGTTCCCGCGGCTCCGGGTCCGCATGTCCGCGGACCACGTACCGGGCGAGCGACTCGACCCGTGGAACGAGGAGGTCATCTGCGGCCGCTGGAAGGCCCGAATCTACCCGCACGGGGGCGAGCGCCTGCAGGCGATGATCCGGACGGCCTACATCCGGATGGCCCTGGCGGAGCTCAAGGCCGCCGGCGCCGAGCCGTTCCAGGTCGCCCGCGACGAGGCGACCGTGATTTTCGGCCTGGCGGACTTCGACCGGGTCGCCGCCGTGCTCCGGCCGAAGCTCAAGCGCCGTCCAGGCGGGCGCCCGTTCGCTCCGGGAGCTGCGCCGAGGCCGAGGCCCAGGCCATGAGCGCGCGCTGCAGCGGGTGCGGAGCCCCGATGATCTGGGCCGTGACGGAGGCGGGCAAGCGCATGCCTCTCGACGCCGAGCCAGTACCGGGGGGCCTGTTCATCCTCGACCCGGCGGACGGCGCGACCCGCGGCGGCTCGGTGCCCCCGGTGGCCCGGTACGCGAGGCGCGACCTGGCGACGATCGGCGCTCGGTACACGTCGCATTTCGCCACGTGCCCGAGCGCCTCGAGGTTCCGACGGTGAAAACGGGACTGCGCGAAAAAAGCGGGAAAAAGGCCCCGCGCGACAGCAAAAACCGGGGTTGCGGGGCCGTTCTGACGCGATTTCGCCCTTGACCCTAGCGCGAAATCGCGCCCTCCTGCGACTCCCTGGTCGCCTTCTCGCGGTCGGGGCGTCCGGCCTCGAACTCGGCCTGCGCCTTCGCCTCGGCCTCGGCGACCGCGGCGTTCGCCGCCATCGTCTCGATCGCCTGGGCGGCCGGGTCGTACGGCTCGACCGCCTCGGGCGCGTCCTTGCTGGCCTTGCCCTTGTGCTCGGCCTTCGTCGCGTGTTCGGCCTTCTCGTCTTTTCCGCTCATGGGGGCACCTCCGACTGCATACGGTACGCCAGGGCCGGGTCAGATTTCGACGGCGAAAACCTGACCCGGTGGGCCAGAACGTTTCCCGTGAAACATTCCGGAGGTGTCGCAGAATCGCCACTCCCGGCAAATTTCGCCTTGCGCGGTGTCGAAAAGTGCGCGAGCGTGAGCGCTGGCCATGAGCGACGAGCCGGAGCCGCCGAAGTCCTGGGCGTTCGAGCCGGGGCACAAGATCACGCGCACGGGCGTGCAGAACCGCAAGACCCGCGAACTGATCGACTTCGCCAAGACGGTGCTCGACAAGCATTCGCACGTGGTCGAGGAGTTCCTGACCTCGCCGAACCAGCGCATCCGCCTCGACGCCTGGATGTTCCTGTTCAAGTACCGCTGGGGGCTCCCGGTCGCGCGCGTCGAGGTCGACATGCACGCCGCGGCGCGCCGCCTGGCCGAGGACGCCGGCGTGCCGCTCGACGTCCTCCTGGCCACCGCCAAGCAGCTGGTCGATGAGCAGGAGATGGCGCCGCTCGACACGGGCGACGAGCCGCCGCCGGACGCGTGAAGCCAGAGGCGAGGGCTGGCGCCGCGCTGCAGCTCCTCCCGCTCGCCGCGGCGGCCCTGAAGCTCAAGCGCGAACGCGCCCGACTCCAGCCGGTGGCCGTCCCCAGGTTCCGGGGCGCCGCGCTCGAGGCGCAGCGCACGACCACGCAGGAATGGCTCCTCGCCGGACCGGCCGAAACCGGCAAGACCTACGCGGGCCTCTGGTACCTCGACTCGCTCCTGCGCACGACGCCGAAGGCGAAGGCCGCCATCGTCCGCAAGGTGCGCAAGGACATGGTCACGACCGTCCTCGAGACCTGGGATCGCATCGTCAGCATTCGGGGGGGCGTCACGCGCTACGGCGGCCGCAGCGTCGAGTCGTTCCACTACGGCAACGGCGCGCGCTGCTTCGTGGCGGGGCTGGACGACCCTGGCAAGGTCCTGTCGTCCGAGCTGGACTGGATGTACGTCAACCAGGCGGAACAGCTCCAGGTCAACGACTGGGAATACTGCACCACGAGAACGACTGGCCGCGGCGTCGTGACGCCCACCCCGATGCTCTTCGGCGACTGCAACCCCGGACCGCCCACGCACTGGATTCTCAAGCGGCCCCGCATCAAGCTCCTGCACTCGGTCCACACCGACAACCCGACGCTCTTCGACGACGACGGCCACATCACGGCGCAGGGCGAGCGCTCGCTGGCCACGCTGCAGGCGCTGACGGGCGTCCGCCGCGAACGCCTGTTCCGCGGCAAGTGGGTGCAGGCCGAGGGCGCCGTCTACGACACGTTCGACCGCGGCGTCCACGTCATCACGCGCGAGGCGTTCGACAAGCTGATCGTGACCCAGTGGTACGAGGGGATCGACTTCGGCTACTCGAACCCGTTCTGCTGGCAGCGGGTCGCGCTCGACGGCGACGGCCGGATGTACCTCGAGCGCGAAATCTACCGGACGAAGCGCCTCGTGGAGGATCACGCCGAGGAGATCAAGCGCTACCGGCTCGGGCGCCCGCCCGCGACAGCCGTGGCCGACCACGACGCCGAGGGCCGCGCAACGCTCGAGCGTCGCGGCATCCCGACCCTCCCGGCGTTCAAGTCGGTATCGCCGGGCATCCAGAACCTCCAAGCGCGCCTCGCTGTCCAGGGCGACGGCAAGCCCCGCCTCTACGTGGTCGAGGACGCCTGCGAGGAGCGCGACCCGGATCTGGCCGCCGCGCACCTTCCGACCTGTTCCCTGGAGGAGTTCGAGGTCTATTCTTGGCCGACAGCTCCAGACGGTCGCGCGCTCAGGGAGGAGCCGGTGAAGAAGTTCGATCACGGGATGGACACCCTGCGCTACATCGCCGCGCACGTGGACGGGCTCGCGATCGAGGGCACGGGCGAGTTCGTGGGCGAACTGGGCCAGCCGGCGATCTACTCGCGCGACGAGTCTGACGAACCCGGCCCCGGCGACGAACTGCCGGACGAGGGCTACCGGTGATGGACGGTCGCCTCTACGCCTCTGAGCGCCTCGCCCGCATCCTGCACGAGGCGGGGCGCGAGGCCGTCCAGAAGGGCAAGGTTCTCAACCGGCCCGTGTGGGGCGACGAGCCGTTCACGGAATGGCACGAGCTCCCGGAGGCGGCGAAAGAAGGGCGGCGGATGCAGGCCCAGTACCTCATCGAGCACAAGCTCGCGGTGATGGCAGCGCTCGAGGCGGCGTTCGAGTGACGCGCAAGGAGTGGGCGCAGTTCTGGTTCGCGGTTCTCGGCTGGATGCTGCTGGTCGCCGGCACGATCTGGGCCGCCGTGACGCTGTAGGAGGAACCGGATGAACGCACGCGAAAAAGCCATCGATGACCGGGCCGCCCGGCGCGCCCGGTTCCTCGCTCGCCAGGGCAGGGCGCTGGCCGCCTCGACGCCGACCCCAGCCCCGGAGCCGCCGCACCCGGCGGTCGACCGGATGCTCGCCCAGCTCGCGGCCACGCGTGCGAAGGGCGTGAAGGTGGCCGCCGCCAAGCAGGAGCGACTCCTGGCGAAGGCTCCGCCGCGCTGGAAGATGGCCAAGCGCGTCTGGGACAGCGTGAAGTTCGGCACGCTCCGCCACCACTACAAGACCTCGAACGGCGCGGTGATCAAATCCCGCAAGGAATACAAGCGCATCAGGCGCGAGATCGACGCGGCGAAGGAGTAGCACATGGCCGGCACGTTTCTCCAGCGAATGCTCGGCACCGCGCCAGACGACATCCCGTCGATCAAGGACGCCGAGGAAAAGAACCGCGACGAGGTCGACAAGATCCTCGCGGACTACCAGAGCGACATCAACCGCGCGAACCTGGTCACCCTGGGCCGCGACTTCACGCCCGAGGACGTGCGCAACAACCGCCACCGGGCGAGGTACAGCGACCCGCGCTACCTCTACGCCATGTACGACGAGTGGCAGCGCATGGGACCCGGCCCGCAAAAGACGCTCGCCGTCGAGGGCATGAAGAGCGCGAACGCCGACTTCGTCACGGACCCGGAGGACTACGACGACGACAGCTCGATGCCCGAGGACGCGGACCCGAAAGACGTCGCGAACGCACGGGCCGCACGCGACTTCCTCGAGGACACGCTCTCGCCGCACCTGGCCGAGCTCATCGAGATCCACGCCGACCAGCACTTCTACGGGATCGCGGACTCGAAGATCACGCTGCTGCCGAGGGGCAACGCCGGCAAGTTCGACTCGATCGACTATCTCGAGCAGATCCCCGCGCGTCGCCACCGGCTCGACCCGCTGACCCGGAAGTGGATGCTCATGCTCTCGCCCGACTCGTGGATCGGGGAGCCCGTGGACGACCTCGCGCTGCGATCTGACGGCGGGACGGAAGGGCTCTTCTTCACGGAGATCAACCCCTCGACGCCGCTCGACCAGCGCGGCCTCTTTTTCCAGTGCCTCGTCCCGTGGGGCATCCAGCAGTACGGCGTGCGCTGGTACGCCAAGTACGTCGAACTGTTCGGCATCCCGCCGCGCATCGCGAAGGTCGACTTCAACCACCCGCAGCGCGTGGCCGAGGCGAAGGCCGGACTCAAGAACATGGGCTCGACCTCGTACGGCGTGTTCAACCTGGGCACCGAACTCCAGCTGCTCGAGGCGTCGAACGGCGGGAGCCAGAACCCCTTCGAGACGATCATCGACTGGTGCGTCCGCCAGTACGACCAGGCCATCCTCGGGCACTCGCAGGCCACGGGCGTTCAGAAGGGCGTCGGCGGCAAGATGTCCTCGATCACGGCGCAGGATCAGTTCCGCGACCTCACGAACTCCCGCCTGCGGACCTTCTCGGCCCAGATCACGCGCAACCTCGGGCGCATCCTCGTGGCCCGCAACCTGGGCGACGACATCGCGCGCGAGCACTCGCCGATCATTCGCCTCACGTTCATCGAGCGCGACGACCCGGTGCAGCTCGCCACCACGGCCCTCAACCTCAAGAACGCCGGCGCGGGCGAGTCGATCGCCACGGAGGATCTGGTCCGCCGCTGCACGCTGCGCGTCGCTCAGGAGGGCGAGAAGAACCTCGGCGCCCTCCCGACCGGAGCCGCCGCGACACCACCCGCAGGCGGGCCGCCGGCCGAGAACAAGCAGGCGCTCGACGCCCTGCAGGAGCTCGTCGAGCAGCGGATGCTCGCCCCCGCCGCAGTCGATCCCTCGCTCAAGGGCACGCACGTGTACGAGGAGGTCCGCAAGGTGATCCGCGGCTACATGGAGTACGAGCGCAAGCGGGCGATCCAGTACGCCAAGAAGCGGACGGGACTCGGTGGGCGTAAGTAGGCACTACCTGGACCTCGCGGGCGCGGCCGCACGGATCGCCAGCGGCAAGCGCGCGCCTGCTCGAGGGCGCAGGGCGTACCTCGTCCCGGTCGAGCTCTACAGCGAGGAGCAGCCGCGAGACGAGGCGGGCCGCTGGGCTGGCAGCGGCTCGACGCTCACCCACACGCCCCAGTTCAAGGCGTGGTTCGGCGCGTCGAAGGTCGTGCACGAGGACGGGAGCCCGAAGGTCGTCTTCCACGGCTCCGGCCACGACTTCACGAAGTTCATGGTCTCGAAGGCGGGCACTGGACGCGGCGGCCCGGGCGAGAAGGCGTTCTTTTTCGGGGACTCCGACACGGCTGGACACTCGGCGCTCGTCATGGGCGGCACGGAGTACGGCGGCCAGGGCGGCGCCTCCGTCTACCC